ATTGGTTCCAATCGCCAATCTGGCCAAAGGCCCAAAGAGCGGGAGCTTGCTCAGGAATGGGGTGTACATCCTGTTGGGGGATGGGTCAGCAAGATCGATGGAGGGTGCGGTCTGCTGGAGCATGACGTCGAGCCCATCCTTGTTGATGTTCTCAACCAATGCAGGAATACCGTCCTGAGGTGGTACGGGTGCGTGGGCGGAGAGGTAGTCGTCCCACTTCAGCCTTCCTTGGGGGTCCTTAGCCGCCTTGTAGGCCGCCTCATTGATTTTCTGGACCAGCTGGGGATTGCTGCGAAGGGCAGCCTGCATGGCCTTGCCCGTCAAATGCCCACCAGAGGCCAGCAAATAGCCAATGATGGCATTCCGCTTCTTCTCATCATCATTGCCAGCTGGCAGGCTGTAGCCGATGGCGGCTCCGATTGCACCAGCTCCCTGGTTAGCCGCAAATCCCATCATGGCCGCAGGGTCGATTGACCCCCTCTTTCCCGTCATGGTAAACGGACCCTCCTTGGCCAGCTTCTGGGTGACGCCCTCAATCGGGTAGAGCCTACCTGAGTTGCGTACCGTGACTGGATCAGAGCCATCGTTGAGCGGGCTCTCGACCGTAACTCTGTGCTGCCCAAGATCGACATCCTCGCCTTTGCTTCCGGTCAGCTCTTCGGCGATTTGTCGGTACTGCTTGCCGTAAAACGACTCATGCCCACCCATCCTGCCGTAGTCCTGTCCCGGTTCGTAGTTTGGACTTAGGTGGCCCTGGGTCATGGCGGAAGTCACCGGATCCGGGATCATGATATGGGTGGCTCCATTTGCACCCGCCTTGGCAATGGCAGCCTTTAAGATGGTGCGGTAGACGTCATCCAAGGCCCAAGTGCCTGGAAAACGGGCAATTTGCCTTTCAAGACCCGCCTTGTTGAATTCGGCCTCATTCTTAAGAATAGCATCCGCCAATTCCCGATAGTCCTGCTTGGTTGATTCATTGGACGTCACCACTTCATGGTACTTTTCATAGAGTGCAGGATCCCTCTCTATCGCCCGGTTAATCCACATGACCGCCCTTTCCTCACCATGAGCCGCAAACTGATCGGCATCAAACTTCCTGTTCAGCATGAGGTTGTCGTGATCATCCGTGAGCTGCTTGATGGCCTCGTTCCTCTTTGCCTTCCAGTTGGATTGGATCTCAAATAGGTTGGCGATTTTCCTACCCAAGTTGTCTATGTGGTACTGGATGGCGGACCAACCGATCGTATCCTTGAGCTGCTCGTGGATCTTATCCGGCTTCCAAGTATTCTCGGATGAAGGCGACGGCTTGATCACGTCAACCCTCTGGATTGGGTGAGACTCCAAGTCATGAGGGGCCATTGACTTGTAGTAGTCAGTTATCCTTGGCCTGGACTTCCACTCGATGCCCTCTGGCGTCAGGAAGAAGTGGGCCATGGCCTTTTCAGCCTTGATCTCGGCCTTGGCTAGATTCGATGCATGGATGACATCGTCGATTGTTAAGGCGTTGAATTCCTTGGCGTTTCTCGGTGATGTAAAATCCTCCAGGCGCTTTTTAGCAGACGTAAACGCCTCTTCAGCACCCATTCCCCTTGAAATCCGAGTTTCATACTCATACTGAAGAGATTTCAGCGCCAGCGGAAGTGCATCGTATTCAGCTGATGCCTTCTGGTAGGCGGCTACGGTTGGGTGAACCTCGTTATTGGTGTAGTCCTTAACCACCACCTGAGGCCAATTGTCCTTGAGGTGGTTGGCTAAGACCTCGGGGCTGATGGACTTGACACCCTCCGTAAGCTTTCCAATTCCAGCCTCATTCAGAGCCGCTTGCTCGGGCTTGTTTAGCTTGGAGATGGCAATCTTGAGCTGCTCGGTGGAGATTTCACCTTCCCTGTTCTTGGAGATGCCGAAGGGCTTATCACTCATCCTCAACTCCTTTTCGGTTTGGGTGACAAAGTCACGGCCCTTGAAGGCGTCGGCGGCTGCCCTCAGCAGATTGGGGTTGGAGGTGAGGTGGCTGACTCCGTAGGCTGCAAGGCCAAGCGCAAGGCCATTATCGGCCCATTTCTTCTGGGTTTCCTCATCCTGACCAGAGGCCCAAGCGGCCAATTTGCCAGCACCATAGCCCAATAGGGGATCAAGGGCACCAAGCGTCACACCACCCGGCTTGATACCCAAGAACTTGATCCCAACGTCGCTGGCCTTGGTGTTGATGTCCTTGCCGGTTCCTGAAACCTCCACAATCGGACCAAGGCCTTTCTGCACCAAAGAGAATCCTCCATCCGGATCGCGGATAAGCTTACCATCGTAGCCAGCGTACCTTATGTTCTGACCGATCAACTCACCAAGAGTCGGATCACCCGTCAGCTTGGAGCCCGCATAGTTCTCGGTGGGTTCCTTGGCGAGGAGGTCGGCCAAGATGGTCTTCTTGGCCTCAATGGTGGGCTTGTCGGAAACGCCCAAGATGGGGTTGATGGCCTTTTGGACTGCATCATGAGCCGCCTCCAGCCCATTGCGTTGATCGGCCTCGATTGCAGCCTGATCCTTTTCCACCAAGCGATCCCTTGGAATCCCAACCTTCTTGCCAATACCCAAATCAGACTCGATCTGCTCGATGATGGGGGTGCGGAATTTCTTCGGAGTCTGCTTGGCAATGCCCGCCATGGCAGGAGGCGTCTCAATGTCGAAGGGCATTTCAGGCGATCCAACAGCCTGACCAGTTGGGGTGCCTTGGTTGATCTCAGCCAAGTCTGCCATGGTCGGAGGCTTGGATCCCGTAACCTCATTGATTGCAGATTGATTGGCTCCAGCACCCGTTGCGGTGTCGGCCCTTCCAACGAGACCCTTGAGGCCTGCCTTGGTAGCTGCGCCCATGCCCGCACCAAGCTCCTCCACGTAGGCCGCATGGGCCATTGGCTTGTTGAAAATGGCTTGGATGGCGGCAGATTCAAGAGCCCTCTTGGCCGTACCTTCAGGCAGTGAACCACCATTGGTCAGGTAGTCTTGGGCAACCGAGATACCACCACCAATGCCAGCAGGAACGGCACGGGAGAGCAGCTCATCCCTCAGGCTCCCAGTGATGCCACCGGGCAGGAACCCACCGGCAGCCAGGGAACCAAGCTTTCCGGCAATCTCATGCTCGGCAATTGCCTTGTCTTGGGCAGCTTGGAACTCGGGAGCAACAGCCTCAGTGGCCTTGCGCTGGAGGATGGAGGAGCCCAATGCCGCTCCAGCACCAACGACACCACCCGCAATAGCCCTTATTCCCCAAGGTGTTCCAGCGGGAAGGAATTGGTTGACGGCAGACGCCGCGCCAATACCCACCATAGACGGTGCAAGGTTCTGCTGGGCACCCGCCTCAAAGGCCTTGGTATTGCCCATGACGGCATCCCCTATCTGGCCCAAGGTGGTGTCAGCCGGAAGGGAACTCTTGTAATCCGCCTCCTCCTGATCGGGGCGACGGAACTCGGTTGGGCTGATGCGGAGGATCCTTTCCCCATCATGTGTGAACTCCTCTCCATCCTTGGCCTTCCTCAAAGCAGCCATGAAGGCTTGGAGTGACTCCTTGCTCTTCTTTTCGGGTATGTTTGAGAAGTCGGCGTAATCCCCCAGTTCCTTGGAGTAGTCGCCAATGTCCAATACCTTGCGGAAGCGAGCACGCGGGTCCGCCTTCAGCCCCTGATCAACCTCTGCAATTAGGCTGTTGACTTCCGAGGAAGAACGTTGGGCCTCGATTGCCTTGATGAGATCCTCTGCTGATTCAGCCATTTAGGGGGTAATTCCACGTTGTTCCAAGTATGCTTTTGCAGTCTTGTTACCAGCCTTGGCCAGAGCCCTCAGCTTGTCAATCTTGTCATCGATGGATGCGGATTCGGGCGTTTTGGCTGCTTTTACGGGCTTTTCTTGGTCAGGGGTGGTATCTGACCCTCCCTTGTCATCAGAAGGCCTGGAAGTGGCCTTAGAATCTCCGGAATCGGCATCCCTGAGCTTCCTTAGCTCCTCATGATCCCTCACCATCTGGTCGGTGAGGTATTTGGCCTGCTTGGCCGATTCAATGCTGGACCTCCTGAGGGTAATGTACTGCTCATAAGCAGCCTTGGTCTCGGGAGAGGCATTGGCCACGCTCTTGATAAATGGCAATCCCTTCTCCCTAGGCACCTGATTGCCATCCTTGTCTGTGGTGTAGGCTTTGTCGTACCACTCACTCAGCTTAACCGGAACCATGGGATTCAACGGATCTGGTACCACGGTATTGCCAAGCCTTGAGGCCTCAAGTGCATCACTGTCGCGCTGCTTCTGGAGCAGTTTGACGGTTTCCGCTTGTGAATTGATCTTGCTAATCATCGCGTTGGAACGATCGGCAAGGGCCTTGGCCTGGATCATCTTGGCCTCACCCTCCTGCTTGAGGTAATTGGTATTGGCCAAGGTAAACCCGATCTTAGCGGAATCAGCCGCCTGCTGGAGCTGGATGTTGTCGGGCTCGGCCTCAGCTTTGGCAAGGGTGGCATCAAGATTGGCCTTGGCGAGATCGACCTGCTTTTGGGCGGATTCCTTGTTCCAAGTGCCCATTGCCGAAGCAACTGCCAACCTTCCTTCCTGACCCGCCTCATCTACTGCAGCCTGACGCTGCTCAGCTCCAGTCTTGAGCTTTGCTTGGACAGCACCTTGGCCAAGAATATCAGACCTTGATTGAGCATCAGTAGCCAGGAATGGGGCTTTGGCCGCATTCTCGGCAACTTGGGTATTGGCATTGGAGATGGTCGCAGCAGCGCTTGGCGCATAGGTGTCCTTGAGCGCCCCAAGCTTGGCCAGAATGTCCTGCTTCTCGGCCTCATGGGTTGCACGCTGGGTATCCAGCATGAGGTTCAGGAGCTGGTTCTGGGTGTCGGCCCGATTGATGTTCAGGGACGCAAGCTGGCCCTGCTGGAACGCTTGGGGATTAAACGCCACCAACCCCGGATCAACCGGGGTGAATTGTGGCATGACCTGAACTTGAAAACCGCCAGTATTGATCGGCATGATGCTTTAGCCAGTTGGATAGTAACCGCCAAATCGGGTGTTAACCAACTTGGAGTTGTCGGGGATGATGTTGCCATTGCCACCGCCAAATGCCCCAGCCAATCCAGCCATGCCGCCTGCATTCTGGAACATGGAACCGGCCAAGCCGTACATATTCTGGGATTGGCGACCGTAGATGTTGGCCTGATTGGCAAAGGCCGCACCACGGGCATTCTGGTTACCAACGGCGATGTTGGCGATTGAACCCGGATCAAGACCAACAACAGGACGTTGGATCCCCTCGCCATATTGGGCTGCACCCATGGCCCGATTGAAGTTGGACTCGGAAAGGCTTTTCAGCAGCTGGATCTTTTGGAGGAGGTTCTGGGCGTTGAACTGCTGGTTTTGGGTGTCGAGCTGGCCGAATTGCGAGGCATCGTTGAGCCTCTGCTGCTGGAGCTGGAGTGAGGTAAGCCCAAGATCCCTCGCCACAATATCACGGCCCAAGCCCAACCTGCCACCACCCACCATACCTGCATGAGCCAAGCCCGATTGGGTAACTGCGTTCTGGGTTTCTGTTGAAAGCGACCCGCCAAGTGCAAGATTTGCCTTGGCCCTGGCAATGGCGGCGGCAAGCAGTGGGCTATTGATGTTATTGCCCAAACCAGAAAGAAGCAGGGACTGGGAGGCCTGATCGGAGGCGGAGGGGGCTAGACCCGCCAACACCGCCTGATTGGCTGCAGTCCTCAGCTGGGGAACCTCTGGGGTAAGCTGGCGCTCAAGCTCGGCTGAATCCAAGGCATTCTGACGGGCAATCGACCTGACCTGCTCATTCAGTTGGTTGATGTCAACCTGGGCAGCCTGACCCGCCTGACCAGCAGCACGATTGGCTTGATTACCCGACAATGCACCACCCAGCAAGGTACCGCCAATGCCAATGGCGGATGATGCGGCGGTTCCGAGACCGGCTGCACTTGCAATGGGACCGGCTAAGGCGAGGAGGGGCATGACTATTTAAGTTGAGATTCCCATTGGGAGCGGGTGATGGAAAACCAAAGCTCGTCAACCTTCTGACCGTTGACGGTGGTAGGATGGGGCTGACGGCCCACAAACGACCATCCAGCGGTGCGGATGAAATAAAGCGCCGATTTTGCGGAAGACAGGCAGTAGCCAACAACCGCCTTAATGCCCATGCTAGAGAACATCTCATTAAGGGCCAATTTGAGGGCCTCACGGGCCTTTGCGCCCCTGCAGGCCTTGGTCAGGCAGGTGTGGATCTCGCATTCATCTCCATGGCCAAGGAAGACAAAGCAGCCAACTACCTTGCCACCATCCTCAACCGCCAGAAATACGTTGGCGTCATCCTGGATCTGGCTGGAGGCGCTTGCCTCCTTTGGTGTTGAGTCGTCGGAAATTCCCGCAAAGACATCCTGATGATGGAGGATTCCATCGACCAGTGAGACATCCTTGGTGCGGTAGACCGTCATCTTAGTACCCGTGGACCAGCTCGATGCAGAATTGGGAGTTGGGTGAGATAATCACATCGTGGCCTGAAGCTCCATCATTGGACTCAAGATAGACTTGGATGGAATCTCCAGCCGCCAGATTCAATAGGCCGGTAACCTGAGGATACCAGCGATCTCCCGGAGGATCCTTTACTGCAACGCCGGAAGTTGGAGCAAGCGGATCACCAAGGGCGTTGTTGGTCGTGATCTTGACGCCAAATTCGGCTTGGCTGTGGTTGGCGGTGTTGTTGTCCACTTGGATGTTAGTGGAGGCGCGATAGACTCCAGCAACCGGAGCGATGTACTGGGAGTTGGCGTTGTCGTAGATGGTGAATGGATCCAAGATGGATTGGTTGAAAATCACCTTGTAGAAGTTGCCATCCACCGAAAGGGTCTGACTGCCGGTAAGCTTGGCGGCTGCAGGATAGCCCTTGAGCTTGTTGAAGGTGTCCTCGTAGATGTCCTTCCACCCACCTGCGTAGTAGGTCTTGATGGCAATGGCCTTACCGCCAGCATCCGTCTCAATCCAGATGGTGTAATCGGAGGCCGAGGGTTGGGTATTGGCTACGATGTAGCGCAGGCTGAGCGAATCCAGCTTCTCCGGAACATAGGACCCAGTAATGGAATCCCAAACGTACCAAGTGGTTCCATTCTTTAGGAATGGACCAACATTGGTCAGTGGAGGCGTCGAGCCAATCGTGAAGATCGAATAGTTGGTATCGGTCTCAATGGCCAGCCTAGCCACCAATGCGTCAAGAAACTGCTGAGGGGTACCCCTGAAGTTAGAGGGAAGCGCAGAAGCGCGAAAGGTGACTGGTAGCGTAACGCTCATGGTCTCAGGTGGTAGTGTGATTCCTGTGGATTGTCAAGGCTACTGGCCAACGCCGATCCATGCATACATCGTGGTTCCGCTCGCCAAAGTGGCTCCGGAAACATTACGGATGTCGATCTTGATCTCGTTGGCGTTGACGAAGGCATTGGAGTTAATGCCGTCAATGATGCATCCCTGCAGCGATGCCGGAAAGATCCTGAACGACGTCAGATTGTCTCCTCCGAAATTAGCACCATCAACGTATGGGTGATAGGCGTAGAATGACGTCGATGACCCATTGGCCAGATTAGCACCAAGGGTCATTTTGGCATAAAAGCCATTGGAGGTTACAGGTATTCCGGAGTTAAAGGATGAGCGATTATTGGGGGTCGTAAAGCACGCAAGTCCAGTGGCCGTACGGTACAGCGAAGATGCAGATTCGTACCTATTCCCAGCCGCCCCATCGCCAATTTGAGGAGTTGGAACGAAAGACGCATAGCTGATGGTGTCATTCCAGGCCAAGAAGAAGTTGCAACCATCAAAATTACCGGCCACGTATCGTGGGTGGGTTAGCGCTAGATAACCATTGGCGATGTCCGTGGCCATTGAACCACTTGAGGTGTAGCTGCTTGTAACGCGATAGGAATCGTACCCGGTTCCCGGGTTGCCCCAAATGACGTTATTAGTTGAGTACGATGTAGATGCGGCCCAGTTGTTTGGCCCAGCCAGCGGATCGCTTAGGGCACCACCAAACCAAGTATCAACCCTAAAAATGGACCTCGCAACCCACACAGAGTCAACAATCCCGTTCTGGAAGCCGATGGGGGACGTGACGCCCTGCATTTCAATTCCCTGGAACACCACCTTGATTGCATCGGCATAGTAATGCCCGGTGAGTGTTCCGGAACCAGATCCGCTGAAGTAAACGGCTCTCTTGCATCCATTAACGAAATTTGCAGCAACATCTATTCCCTGGTACTCCATGTTGGTTGAGCCATTGCCAACGGAATAGAAATTGATGGCAGATGTGACTGCCAAGCTCAGGTACTGGGCCCTGAAGTTATAGTTCTGCAGTACACGCCTGACTGGGCTTGTCGTTGCATCAACGTAGAACTGGACGAGGTGGTTGCAGTAGTTTACGCTTGGGCATGAAACATCGCAGGTGTCTCCGCCAAAAATCCTGATTCCGACGCCCGCAGTAAAATTGGAAATGGACGGAAGTACCATTCCTGAGAACTTGATCCCAAGCAGGGTAAACCCATTGGTCTCGCCATATGATTCAAGCGAAGCCGATGAGGATGAATCGATTGATGCCTTTGGATTATCTCCAAGACCATCGGATCCAACTACAATGTCACCACCTCGGTAGGTGGCGGAAAAGTAGACGGTTGGCCAGTACGGGCTCGATGAATCAAAATTATCGCAGGCATCTAGGCAGGACTGGATCGCATTGCTTGAGTTTACTCCAGACCCCCTACCCTGAACTGCACCAAACCATTCTGGATAAACGAGGTATGAATTTTTACCGATCCTAACCCTTCCGGCTCCTGTATTTGGTGATGTAGCCCAAGACGCACGATAGGGTGCATTGAAGATCTGGTAAAGTCCGGCCTCAATCCCGCCCGTAAACGTAACCGTGACAGCATTTGAAACCACCAGCTTCCCGCCCTCAAACTTGATTGGGGATGTAATGTTTAGGTTGCTATCGATCAGATAGCTTCCGTATGGAACCAAGATCACACCATTGACAGCGGCGGCTGCCGTTTGGGTAGTCGAAAATGCAGCCGTATCGGAGGTTACGCCATCTCCAACGGCCCCATAGTCTTTAACGCTAAAAGTCTGCTGTTCGGACCATTTCGTGTCGTAGTTGGCAGTCGATGCCTTGACCAGCCTCGCGTTTTTTCCGCCTCCTGTTCCCAGAAGGCCCGGGATGGTCGCTTCTGAGGCCGCTGTGGCCCTTCCCTTGGCGTCGAGGGTGATGATGGCCGATTTGGTGGCGGAGCCGTAGGTTGCAGCAGAAACGCCCGTATTTGCCAAAGTGGTGGTGGAGCTGCCAGAAGAGGCCGTAACGTCACCCGTGAGGGCTCCCCGGCTAAGCACCCCTCCTGAATAGCTCAAGGTTGAGCCGACTGAGATGGCAGCAACGGTGCCTGCGCCATTTGCAGCAAGGATGCCGTTGGCACTACCCGCACCGCCATTATTTGAGCTAAGGACGCCCGTGGTGATGTCGGAGGCAGAAACCGTCACATTGGACGAGAGGGGATGACCATTAACAGTAACGGACGTCGAGACCTTGGCGTCAAGGGCCGTCTGTAGGTCAGTTTGGCTTGAGAGAGTGCCCGTAATGGCACCCCAGCTTACACCTCCAACGGAAGGAGCCGCCCACGTACCATCACCCCTAAGGAACAGCAGATTGCTACCCGGAAGCTTGGGGGCCAAGCCGTGGTAGAGGGTTGAGACGTTAAGGTTGGTGTTATCCGATGGGGTGCTAAGAGCATCAAGCGCAATCGGATCACTTCCACCGGCCTGGTGGGTTGAGGCGTGAAGGTTAGGATTGCGGCTATTGGTCATCCGGGGATCATTACCCCTCGGAACCTCCGTGGCGGTGGCGGCAACGCCAGATGCGGCGATAGTCAGACCTGCATTCTTGATCAGCTTCCCAGTAGCCCCATTGAATAGGACAAGGCCGTTATCAGTAGAACTAGCAGGACCAGATACGTCACCAGAACCCGATCCCCCTCCGCCAATGGTTGATACGAGGGTCCACGTGGTGGAGTTGGTCTTTTGGTAGACCTTGGTGGTGGCGGAGGCGTCATCCATCCACTCGTACCAGTCTCCGGCGACACCAATGGTCTCGGTGGGGGCGACTGATGCAACGAAAAGGTTGTAGGTTGCGGGTACAGCCTGCTGGTCAGGGGTTGTTCCGGTTGGGGTTTGGAAGATGGCATAGTTGACCTGGGAGACCGCCTGCGGAAGCGGAGAAACGGCTGCAACGGAGGAGCTGACGTCGGGCATCTTATTTCTTGGTAAGGAGTTTGCTCAGCAGGCCCTTCCAGTAGCATGAGCAGGTGATCTTGGCAAGGAAAGCCGCCACCTTGTCGGAGGCAGCATTGAGCTTGCGCTGGCGTTCGGCACAATCCGCGCAGTTCTCGTACTTCGTTCCGGCCACAAATGGGGCCAGTACCTTATGAACCAAGTCTCCTAGTTTCATGGGTTTAGATGATTTCTCCAATTTCCGACAGAACGTACCATTGGGCCATTGCAGTGGCCTTGCGGGTGGCATCCACCTGCGAGATGATGGAGGATTGGGTGCAGGTCTTGCTCACGGGCAGACCGGTCTCGGGATTTAGCTTTGAGAAGGTAACGGTGGCGGAAAATGTCTCGAAGGGGGAGCTGGTAGAGTGGGGTTGGGTAGATCCGCAGCCATCGGGAGTCAAAAGTCTGGTTTCGCCCGTCTCATCATCCTCGCAGATGCCTTGGTAGGTCTGGGGCTCGTTTTGGCTGAAGCCACGATAGGCGTACAGCCCTGCAATACCACTCCAGACCACAAGGAAGGAGAAGCCCTTATCCACTAAGCCACGATACTCATACTCAACGCATTCGGCGTTGCAGTCGCTTGGATTGGAGTTGTCCTCGGATCGGATGATGCGGGATTGGACCTTGCTGCCATCAATCAGGAAGTCGGTTTGGTTGCCGTAGAGGGAATCGGCATAGACCTGACCTAGAGTTGCGGCTACATCCTTACGGAGTATGGGTTGGAAGGCGCCACGAGTACCCCTTGCAGCAACCATGATGGCTACATCGCCGCTGACGTTGACAAACTCAAGTTCGGCATAGCGGAAGCGCTTCCAATCCCGATTGCCCCAAAAATGCTCCCTGGTGGCAATGAAGCAGGTGATGGGGATTCCATTGTCGGTCTTTTCGGGCCTCATCAGCTCCCATAGGCGGTTGACGCCATCGTAGTCCACGCTGACGCAGAACAGCCTCTCCTGCGATGAAACGACACCCCTCGCAAACTCCACCGGTCTCCACCCTGTCCAGTAGGATGCCCAAGAGTTTGCATTGCCCTCAAACGGGGCCTGATCCAGCACATGGACGCGGCTATTAAGCTTCTCGCCCACTGGCAGGGCGTGGAGCAGGAAGTTCTCATAGAATTGACCGCAAACACCCGTTAGGTTGTAGCTTAGGTCAATCTTGGATTGTAGCATCTCGTTGTCCTGAATGTCAGTCCGGGACGAGATGTTGATGTTGAGGGCACTATTGAGATTGATCAGGCCCTTGCTCGTGTACCACCAGATCATTCCGTACTGGGAGACGATGGAGCGGTGGGAGATGCAGCCGATTCCGACAAGGATGTTCTGCTGGAAGTTGGGCGTTGAGAGCCATTGCGTACGGTCCTGAATCGCCGACTGAAGAAACGTTCCAGTTTCCTTCGTGAAGCAGATAATTCCTTGTCGGTCGGCGGTTTCGACGATCCCGGTGCATTCTCCGGGTAGATAAAACGCACGACCTTCACTGATGTATTGGGATTCGGTGAACTTGAGGGGGTTGCCAATGTCGGAAGCGAACACCTGGGAGCCACGACTGACCCACAGGCGGTTATTGGACCAGCACATCCACAGGCCCACAGGAGTACCGTTTCGGTCGGTCTGGGTGGTGGTGGACTGGGTGGGGTTAAGATGACCCGACACAATCCCGTCCCAATAAGCTGCCCTTGTGGCACCATCCTGCATGATCAGGATGGCCTTGGGCTGGTCAAGAAAGCGGATGATGCCAGCTTCATCAAAGTAGGTAGTTTGGACGGTAGCAGCCCAAGCGATGGCGCTGGAGTTGGCATTAAACGCCACATTCGCCAGCGGAGCGTAGGTCGTGAACGGGGCGGGCGAAACATACACCGTTCCGCCAACACAAAAGACCAGATAGGGGACTCCGGACGAAGGCGTAAAGAAGGTGAGGCCTTGGAGATTGCCAGCGGGCAGATCAAACTTGCTGACCGAACCGGGCCTGGTTTGGGCAATTCCACCCCTGCACATGATGTTCATCCCGACAGCATACTCCCCGTTTTCCAGCTTGGACGGCTGGGTGTACGAGTTCATCCCAAGGACGAACGAATCGGAGCCATCTGGTGCGATTTGGGCGTCCATTAGTAGAACAGCGTATCCTGGATAGACACGGGAAGGCCCTCATTGAACGTGATTTGGGGGCCAACGGACGAGGGAGGGCGAAGGGACTCCGCCTCATTGGAGAGCAGGCGAACACCCTCGGTTTCAAAGGCCCTGGCCTGCTCCGGCTGATTATCCAAGCGGAATTTGACCGCCTTGAGCAGCATCAGAAGGGCCTCCCGGTTATCGATGTTGATCCAGTCGGATACACCCCTGACTTCAAGGTCCTTGCGGCGATACTTGATCTTGATCCAGCTCCTGTCCGGAACCTTGATCCGGCGATAGGAGGGATCGGTCTCCCAAGGTTGGTAATAGCCGATGAGGGTGTGGGCGGTTAGGTCGGAAGGATTGAGGGCGATCAGCTTGACGAAACCAACCGTAACAGCCTTCTCGATCCTATCTATGCGGCCAATCGCGGGAGCCTCCGGATTCGGAGCAAAGAACCCATAGACAGTAGGAACAAGGAACCCGTCTTCGAGGGTATTGTTGGGGCCTGGGGTGTAGATCCTCTTACCGTTCTCATCCCATCCGAAAACCCGCAGCACGCAATTAGAGTCCTGAGAATTCTCGACCTGGGCCGCAAGCAGTACAGGGGCCGATGGATCACGGAAGGTGGAAACGGGACCAAGTTCGTCGGTATACCCGCAGGGCACGCAGCAATCGCTACCGGAGCCATTGGCATGGTACTCATACCACTGATCACGGAGAAGGGTTGGCTGCCCAGCATTGTTGACAGCGATGACGGTCCCAACATCAGCAGGGAGAGTAACGCAGCCATCGCAAACGCACAAAGACATGACCCCAATGTTCCAGTCGTTACCCTTTGCTTGGTTGTTGGCGAGGCGTACTGCGTCCGTGATCCTACGATAGACCGTTGCGTCACTGCAGCGACCGAGAACATCTTTGGCCTCATTCAGGATGTCGGAGACTCTCATTAGCGGAGCTGTTCTAGGGTGAAGTTGTAGCAGTTGATGGAGCAGATTGGGTCGGCGGCTCCCCATTGGACGTAGATTCCAACCTCCTGATCGGTCGTTGTGTCGATGGTTCCAGTTGCCGGAGTGACGAGATAGGCCTGATCGGAGGTGTCGCTGATGCCGAACCTGCCATGAAATTCGCAGAAGTATTGACCGGCACCACCACTTGAGCGGACTACAATCGTTGCCTCAAGATTCCAAGGTTTGCTGGTTGCGGATGGAATGCTATTTGCGTTACCGACGATAAAGGCCAACCCACCACCAGCATACGTCACGTACATCTTAAGGGTTGTGCCTGCACCGTTGGAGTAGTTGCCGGAGGCCTTGAAGCGCAGGACGGATCCTGTAGCCAAACTCCCGCCGGGAATGGTAAGGGTTCCAACGCCAGTACCGCTCAATGAACTCAGTGAGGTAGTATTGCTGACGGTTGCAATGGAAGTCTGGGAGAAGAGGGTCTTGCTAGTGGCGCTTGACCCAGACGAGCTAAGAACTCCAGCGGAAAGGCTTAGGCCGCTTCCGACGGTAATCTCCTCAATGGCACCCGTTGAGGCCGTTGAGCGACCAAGCAGCTTGCCCGTGGTCATGGTCAAGCCAGAGGTAGTGGTGGCCCCAGGGACAACGTAGTCGGTACCGGCAGAGGCAGTCACCAAAGCCCCGGCAGAGCCCTTTAGAAGGCCTGAAGCGGACAATCCCAGCACAATGGTACCTGTGGTAGTGACCGGACTGTTGGTGACCGTAAAACCAGCGGGAACCGACAATCCAACGCTGCTGACGCTACCACTTGATGTGGGCGGAACGGCCCAAGTGCCATCACCCCTCCAAAAGGTCGAGGATGAGGCTGAAGCTCCTCCATTAAGGTGAGACACCCCAAGATTTCCAGTGACTCCGGAGGCTAGATCCACTTGAGCCCAAGCTGGGCTGTTGCTTGTTCCTTGGTTGGAAAGATAGGCCTTGGATAAGCTGCTCTTGGGTAGGGCGGCAAGGGTGTTGGCGGCGTCGGCGTACACCAAATCGCCTTGGGAGAAGGTGGATAGGCCGGTTCCACCATTGGTAACCCCGATAGTGGTGCCACCCCATGAAGCCCCTGAGAGCACGCCAGCCGCGTAGATCAGGCTGGAGTCCTTGACAATGGTTCCGCTGGCCCCATCCCAAAGAACAACGGCATTATTGGTGGCCGACCCAGGGCCCGAGATGCCACCTCCGCCTCCACCCCCAGCCGGAACCGCCCAAGTGCCATCTCCTCGCCAGAACGTCGTATTGGAGGCTCCGCTGCCGTTATTCAGCTTGGTAACGGGCAGATTGCCGGTTGTGGCCGTGGCCAGATTCACCAGCATCGCATTCTCATCGCTGATGATAACCTTGTTCTTGATGGAGCCGGAGAGCTGGCAAACCGAGTCGGCGTAGTTCTGGAATGAGATGGTCTTGTTGGCACCCAGGCTCTCCTGCCAAACAAGGATTACATCGTCAGCCGTAAGGCCAAGAATCTCGCCATACTGGTTGTAGATCGCCATTAGGTCGTAACGGTCTGGATGGGATGACCTCCCTCATCGAGAATGGGGTTGCAGTTCTCGTCCCTGAGGGTGGAGAGGACGCTGAATTTGGGCGTGGCATTGTGGTCGTAGCGCATGACAAACGAGGTGTCATTGCACGACGGAACCGGCAGCTCGACCACTTCACAGGTCAGCTTTACTCGGTAGGGCGAGCATTGGCCCTGATCGGGATGGACGGGCTCCTCAAACGTACCGCAAACGATCTGGGTATTGGTTGTGGAGCACCCGCAGCGGGTGGTGGGGAGGTAGGCCATAGTAATTATTCATCTCCCGACTCCTCCATCTTGTCCTTGGCAATCTTGTCCATGGCGCCCTCAAGGCCATCACCCTCCTCCTCGTCGTGGCAGTCGCAGGAGACCTCGCGGATCTCGATGGTGGCGGACACCCGCTCGCCATCCTCCGTCTCCTCCTCGGTGATGCGCTTGATCACGCCCTTGAGCATGACCTCGTCACCCACCGCACCATCAATGGCCTCGATGTTGTCGATGAAGACGGTGGGGTAGTACTTCTTGTCCTTGCCTGCGACTTTCGACGCAGCAATGTCATTGGAGGGGGTCTGGCCGATGTCGGTGAATTCCATTTGGGTTGGTTGGGTTACTTGTTGAGATTATCAAGCTTGCGCTCAATGGAGTCAAGCGAGGACCGGATCGCCCTTACGTCCGTCTTGAGCACCGCCACATCGGTCTTCATGTCGGCGATTCGTTCCATTTCGGCTGTTTCGTGGTTGTGGAGGCGGTTTTCATCCACCGCAGCGGACTTCTTGACCTCAAGCAGGTCAGCAACGCTTCTCTCCACCGCCCCCTGCAGCTTGACGTAGCCCGCAATGAAGCCGACGACCACAAGGGCCCAGGATACGATGTTACCGATTGAGATTTCGCTATTTACCTTCGGGGGTGACATGGTGACGATGATTTGAGTAGCCGAGGGCTCCAGCCACCAACGCAAAAGCGAAGGCTAGGCCGATGCCCGAGTAGATGATCCAAGGATGGGCCTCCAGGGCCCTTTCTATGGCGTTTACGGCGATTCCGGTGGCGATTAGGGTGATCCCACCACCCATGGTGGCAAAAGCCATCCTTGGGCCTAAAAAGGGGTACTGCGAGCCAGCCACCAGCATGACCACACCAGCCGCCAGCGCCAACGCTCCAAGGCCGATGGTTGAGAGCATGATCCAACGCTTCCTTTCCTTTGCGGCTTCATCTTGGATTTCTTTGATTTTGGCTGCCATTTCCGCCTTGGCCCTCTCCTTTTCGGCGGCTACCTGCTGCTCAAGGGATTGGATGCGGGCATTAAGGGCTTCTGCATCCCCCCTTGCCTTGGCCCATCCAGTCAATGCCTCGTTAAGCTTTCCATTAAGGGCAGAATTGACCAGCTTGATGGCCTCAAGGCGATCCGATTCAGTGGCCGGTCCGGCAAGCTTTCTAACCACCGAATTGGACTCGAATACTGCGGTCTTGGCCGGTCCATCGGGATTATGGGAGTTGGCCAACTCGGTTGCCTCCGCCGAGGCGCTAATCCTGCTTAACCTAGCATCCGACGCCTCCCCCAGCTTGGGGGCCGATGGGAGGTTGGTCGGAGCGGGCTGGGACGGTCCATGACAGGCCGACGGCACAAGGCTCATCAGCGCTGCCATGAACACGAATGTCCTCATCGATTACTCAACATCCTCAACCTTAAGGATACCGGCAATTTCCATTTGGCGCAGGAAGCCGATGGAAAGAGGGTTGTTATCGCCAAGATCGGAGATCTCAAGCGGCTTGATGGCCTCAACATTCGAGTCCTGATCCAGCAGATCGGAGAGATCCCTCTGGAAGGATTCGAATGCCGGGGTGTTGGGCTTGATTGCAATCCCGAGGGACTTGCGATTGGGCTCACCAGCAGGGAGGTCGAACGCCTCCTCCCCATACTTGCGAATGAGCGCATCGCGCTCCTTGTCGAAGAATTCGGCATCACCCTGGATCTTGCGCAGAATGGTGGAAACCTTCAACCGGGTACGGAACGGAAGGAACGAATCCTTCTCATCTCGCTTAACCAGCTCATTGAGAACAAGCTGGGCCTGAACGATTTTATCGAGTTTTAGTGCCATAGGAGTATCTGGAAGGAAATTGGATCAGCCGCTTTAGAGGAGTCAAGCTTTTCAGAAAACCGACAGGATGATGGTCTTGGGATCAACCTTGATCTCGCTTCCATTTTGGGGCTCAACGAACACGGGGCCCTTTTCGGTTATGAAGACCACGACTGCATGGCATGACTTGGGGCCGTCAATGAACCATACGGTCCCCATGGCCAAGGATTGGGCCTTGGTGTTGGACTGGAAGGTTGAGATGAAGTAGTCGGTCTGGGTCTTGGCGACAAAGTAGGAGGCGAAGTGGTTGCAGTCGAAGCGGCTATCCCAATGGGCCACACCGTCCTTGAATAGGGCGGATTTGTACTTCTCGTAGAGGGCCGGGATTGCTGCGCTTGAGACTACCGCATATGATTCATCCCCCCAATAGGTTTGACCACCGGCATAGACCGCCAACTTGGGCAGTACCTCGCCGGTGGTTGGTTTTATCTCATTGCGCGGCGAGCAAGCCGCCAAGATCAAGATTACCAGCCCTATTGGGCCGCAACCAAGCCAAGATTGGCGAGCACGCATGACTCGATGTACGGCTGGTCGGACTGGTTGGTCCAGTTGGCCCACTGGTCGGGCGTCATGGCTACGGAGCCGCTGGCGACCGTGGTTTCGGTCTTGGCATCGTCGTTGGCCACCTTGTAGAGGGCGTAGTTGAAGGTCGGAGTGCCGCCAAGGGCGTTGCTCCAAGTGTCCGAGATGAAGAGCCGCGAGGCCGCAGGCGGGAAGTCAGGATTGGTCGGGGTAAGGATGTCAATTTTCATGGAGGAGGATTAGGCTGCGGCGATGGTAGTGACGGTGCCCGAGGAGCCACGGTACTTGAGCGCACCTGACTCGACGTAGAGCTGGCCAACACCAGCCGGAGACGATGAGGGGGCGGTTCCGTTGGCCATGACGATCACCTTGGCACCCGAGGTGCCTGCGTCTGTGGTGGTGCCCAGCAGCAAATTGGCGTTGCCCGTGAGCGACATCAGGCGATCATTTCCGTAGAAGCCCCAAGTCAAGGCATTGGAAGTAGACCCGCTCGACGAGTAGTAGAAGGCATCGTAGCCGCTGTTGTTGGTGGAGCGTCCAACACCAACCATACGGAGCACGAGATGCCCAGTGGTTAGATTCGTGGCTTCAAAGTATGACGCCCAGACATACGCACTGTCGGTTGTGCCATAGATCGAAAGGATACCCGGTCCACCAGTCGTCGAAAAAGCGGAAGTGATGGTGACCCGACCCGTACCGAGACTCGCGATGTCGAGATTCTGATTGGGGGACGTGCCCGACGCAGAGATCGTGGGGCCGTTGGTACCGTCGCCGATTTTGAGGCCCGTCGGCCCGAAGAACCCTTGATACCAGCGCAGGGCTGAAGTCCCCACCGTTTTTCCGCTGGTGTTATCCGCAGATGGGGAAAGCGTCGTAGTTACTGCAAGTGAACCCGGCGCTGTAATGGCACTCGGAAGACTCAGCGTGATCGCGCCGGTAGTAACGTCGGTGCTGATCTGGTTGGCCGTTCCGGTGACAGACGTGACGCCACCACCACCTGCAACCGTGGCCCACGAGGAAGTCGTGCCGTTCGTGGTCAGGTACTTCCCGCTATTACCCGTCTGCGACGGAAGACCGGCGTCAGCATTGACCGTGATCGTGTTGACCGTGCGGGTGAGTCCGGTCGAGAACGTGAGCGGGACCTCGTACGCACTCGAAGCGGTGTAGGCAGCGGAACCGAGCGTGCCACCCACCCCAATCGCCAGCGTAGCACCGTCCGTCGCAGTGAATGTGACCGTATTGCTCGCGGTCAGCGTCTTGCCATTGGCGATCGTCAGCGTGCTGCCCGTGGCAGGCTGGGTGATCGTAACCTTGTTGAAGCTGGTAAGGCCGTAGATCGAAAGAGGGAGGCTAAGCGTAATTGCACCAGTGGAGGCGCTGGCGGTGATTTGGTTGGCGGTTCCTGTAACAGACGTGACGCCGCCGGATGGGGTGGCCCAAGTGCCGTCCCCGCGCCAGAAGGTGGTAGAGCTTGCTCCCGTTCCGCTATTGAGGTTGTTGACCGAAAGGTTGCCCGTGACACCCGTGGAAAGAGGGAGGCCTGTAGCGTTGGTTAAAACGACACTGGCGGGGGTTCCAAGGGCGGGTGTAACCAACGATGGGGAGTTGAACGTACCACCACTCAAGGTCTTTCCCGTGAGGGTAATTGAGGTCGGAAGCGACAGGGTGATGGAGCCCGTGTTGGCCGAAGCTGAAATTTCATTTGCCGTACCGTAAACGGCGGTTGCTCCAATGTTGGTGACCGTGACTGCGCCCGTGGCTGCAGAGACCGAGATGCCTGCACCGGCCAGCAGGGAGGTAACACCACCACCGCCTCCACCCCCATCAACAATCAGGGCCGTATTGGTGGCAATGCGCTTGAGCAGTTCGGGCTCGTTATCGTTCCATTCCGGGTAAACGCCAGTGGCCATTTTGTTGGTGGGTTTTCAGCTAGGGCTTTTAGGGATTCTCGACAATCTTGGCAGAGTAGTAGGCGGACTTCCTTTGGAGGTCCTTGGAATCATCGTTCCAGCTTGGCGGATTGAGGCCGCTTACGCCCTTGGTGATCGCAACATCGTAGAGATTCGAGGCGATGCGCAGCCAGAAATCGCGCTTGTTGTCGTTCCACTGGGGGTAGTTACCAGCCATGATGTTCAGTATGGGCTCTAAAGAGCCCCCAAGTTACTGGGGGCTCGAAGAACTCACATTAAACTGGCCAACCCTTAGAGGGTCGCGTCAGTAATGGCGGCACACGTTGCGAAGCCAAAATCGAGGGCACACCTCTTATAGAGCACGGGCACGACGCCATGGGGCCTACGAGCCTGGAAGGCGCGGACCACCTGGTAGATGTGGTACCCGAAGTCACCCCACGGATTGCAGACGTTATCGCGGATGTTCACCCAATCAAGCTCACCCATGATGAACTGGGGCTGGAACTTGAAGGAAGCCTCACCGACATAACGCTCCGGAACGAGACGACGGAACGTACCCTTGGAGACTAGGAAGCCGACCTCGTACTTGGCCTCCACCCAATCCGGATTCGTCACATTCGAGACGCCGGAGGTGGTGGCGGTACGGACGAGGGGCTCGATCAGGACCGGGAAGCCGTTGCTGTCAACGGTGTTGAAGCGCAGCGGCTGCTGGTCGATCGCCAGCTTGATCTGGCGGTACGGATAGTCGATGAAGGCATACTTCATCAGCTCGTCCTTGGCATCCTTGAAGGAGCCCTTGGCGAAGGCGAGCATCTCCGTGTTGACGTTGCTCTGGTTGCGCAGGGCTTCGATCTGGTCGCTGGAGGCGATGAAGACGAAGTACTGGCCGGAGCCGTCGCCGAAGAACTCAGGCGAGAGGTTGTCTCGCATGTAGTTAGACAGCGCCACAAGGAACTTGTGGGTGACCGCCGTGGTGGGGAGACCGCCAAGGAAATTGACGTTCACTTGGTTGTAGCCACCCGTTAGGATCTGGCCGAGGCTCGTCGCACCAACCTTCAGCACCGCCTTGACGCCGGAGAGGGTCAGGAGCTGGTTGCGGATGTCGGCGGAGAAGACCGTCTTGATCGCATCCTTGAGGTTGGCCTCAGCGATACGATACGAGTCAAGCACCGCAAAGCGGGCCTGATTAAGGCAGATCGTAGGACCCTTGCCACGGAGAGTCTCCAGGTGGGTCGTAAAGACCGTCTGGCCGAACTCGGCGGCGTTGCCGACCGTACCGCAGGAGTCGATGGTAGCACCGAAGACCGGGGCGGTCAGGCTCTGGTTGGTCACAAGACGCTCGGTCACGATGGTCTTGATCTGCTCGCCCATGTTGTTCGGGGTGGTGCCACCGTCAACGAGGTTCGAGTAGGGGTCGTTAAGGGCAATGAAGCGGATAAGCTCATTGCGCAGGGCGGAGACCTGCGAAAGGATGCCCGACGAATAATCGGAGGGCGTCAGGGTACAAGTAGCGGGAAGGGCCATTTTGGTAGCTGTTGACCTAACTTAGGTGGCTTCCAATGGCGGAATTGCCGAAGGACTAAACGCCACCGATGAAGAATGCAGGATTGGAGCCTGCTCATTCCCCGGCGATGGGATCGTTTTTAACGCCTTCGGACTTTCCTCGCAGGGCTGCGGAAATCGAGGAGGTCCTTGTCGCAGCGAGCGGACCCTCTAACACTAAGGCCCTTATGTCAAGCCAGTAATTTGCTGCGAACGCAGTCGATGCCCGCAGTACCCTTGATTCCGTGGAGCCATGAGGGCTTGAGTTCTTGGCCGGAAAGGGGGTTGTCGGGGTGGGTGTGCTTCCTTGGGGCAAAGAGATGGTTGCAGCCGAGAAGGGGGTTGTCGGGGGTGTTTAGGCGGTAATCGGAGTAGATTAGCCTTGAGGGGTGGGCGAAAGGCCTGATCCTGCTCCAGAAGTGCATATCCCATCCCCACATGGGAACCTCACCATCAGCTAGTTCAGGAATCTCATGGACCAACTTTGGGTGGAAGATGAGGTTGCCGTTCATGTGGGAGGAGGGCGGATTGCCATCCCTTGAGCCGTCCCAGTGGCCCGAAGCGAGCTTTCCAGAGGCGACGAACTCATCCAGGATGTCGTCTGCCCATGAAAGTGTGAGGGGGACGCAGTCAGCCTCCATCAGCAGGGCTCCTGCGTAGGGGAAGTTACCATCATCGTAGAGCTTCCTTACGTCCATGAAGGCATCCATGGCTTGGGCGTTGGGGCCATAGGGCCAGCCAGAGCGTTGGCGGCGGCTCCTCATCCCTCCCACGTTAAAGGCCTTTTCTAAGGCTTTTAAGGCCGTCAATTCCCTGATGTTGGTATCATACCGTGGGTATAGGAGAAAATCGATTCTAGGGGCATAGGATTGCGCCAAATCAGCCATTAGGTTCATCAGCCCATTCATCTGGGCAAGATCGGCGTGCCAGAACTGCAAAACGCCCAAAAGGCGGGGCTTATTTTCTTGTGGCGCGTGCATGATGATCAACCCATGGCAGGAAGTCCTTGAGCCTGCAAGGCCAGAGGGTATTGGCCTGAAGGCGCTTCCAGTGCTCGACCGCATTGGTGTAGCCGTAAAACTTCTCCTTGTAGGCTACTTGAGCCTCACTATGCCAGCTGAAGTGGTCGAAGACGAGGTCGTGCTGGCGGGTAATGTGCTTAGGCATCATGTTGCCCATGTTGAGATTAAGCACTGGTGGCTCATGCTTGTTCCAGCGCATCCGAGTGTTGAAGCGCCAAGCCCTCACCCACTCATAGTCGTTGTTTCCGTAGCAGTTCTCGCCAACCGTAACCACATCAGGACCAACGTAATAATTGCAGTATAACTGCATCCTGGCTACGTCTGGGTGAACCTCGAAGAGCTGCACGATCTTGGTCAGCTGCTCAGCCGTCCATACCTCGTCGCAATCAAGTTGGACAAGTACGCCATCGGACTTGAATGCCGAGGTGCCTGCATTGACCATCTGGGTCTTGTTGTCCCAGAATGGGCTTTGGATGACGGAGACATTAGGCAGGGAGGATAGCTCTTTTAGGTATTCGGTTGTTCCGTCGGTACTTAGGGACGGAGTAAGGCTGCGACACCAGGACGTATCCCTTGTGTTGCCTGCCTGCCCCTCCACAATACTCCACCTCCACGGAATCCTAAGCTCTTGGAATACTGGTAGATGCCTCTGGATGTAGGGCATCCCATTGAGGACGATGGTGAGGATGTTGAGGGTCATGCCGAAAGCAGGTTCTTACCACTCAACTCCCGTAGCTCATCCGGGGTCAGTTTCTGGGCATAGAATACGGGATCGCTAAAATTGATCGGCCTTTCCCGGTCATAACCGAAGGAGAGTCGGCGGATTCGTGCTGTGCCTAAGGCGTCCTCCAACTTCTGGAACTTGGTCTCGGGTAGGTTGGCGGGATCGCCATCGGGGCCCATTGCTAGGTAACGGGAGACAAACTCCGGGATGAAGCGATGCCGGATTAGGAAGAGGCTTTGACCGCAGGCCATGAAGGGAGGGGAGGTCATCTTCCTGCCAAACACCATATCCCCATCGCCAAGGTCCTTGTAGACTTGGGATACCCATGGTCCAAAGGCCAAGGCGTCCTGCTCAAGGTAGAGTAAATCTGCCTCGCCAGAGTAGGCGATCATGGCCAGCGCAATGACTCCAGCCGACCATCCGCAGAAGTCATGGGGCTTGGACTTGTTGAGCAGATCGCCAACATGGCCAAGGTTACCCGGTACGCAGATCCTATTGACGTCAATTGGACCGTTGGGATTTGCGCCAACCTCAAGCTTGACCACGGCATTGGGCCTTCCGGTTAGATTGGATAGGTTATGCTGCCTCCAGATTCGCTCCCACTCCCTGCTGACGTTGAACCGTCCAGTACCAAGGATGTAGTTCATTTGGTGGCCTCCATTCTGAGGGTTTCTGCGGAATCGAGAGCTTCCCCGATTTGCCGGTGATGGCCATCAATCTCCTTTCTGCCCGTCCTCTCGATAGAGGAGAAGCCAGCGGCCTCAAGCATAAGCCGAAGGGACTCCTCCGCATACACCATCAGGTGTCCGTGGTTGCAGATAATGTCGCAACGTTTATTGAGATCCAGTCGAGCGAGTTCTGGGACGCAGATCCTGAAGACCCCACCTGGCTTGAGGATGCGCCTGACTTCGCACATAAAGCGGAAGCCTTGGGGGCCGGTCGTGTGCTCGACGACGTGCTCGGCAAGCACTTGCTCCACTGAGTTGTCGGGGAATTTGAGGGGCTTGGTGATGTCATGGTCTGGGTACTCGGTGTTCATCCAGCCCTGAAGCTGGTTTCCGCCTGATCCAAATTGAACCTTCATGACTGCTTGAAGGGAAGGCTCCACTGGTCTCGGAGGGCGAGGCAGGCCGTGTAAACGGCATCTTTTCGGTCATGGGATGTATTGCCCTCTGCCAGGGTCATACCATCCGTGAAGCAGCACTTCCAGCCATTGGGGCCGCTCTCCATTGAGCACCCGAAGCCCATGGTCCTTGCGGCGGACATGATATGGGCGCAGAATTCCTCCTTGTGGTCTTGGCTCATAGTCTGAGGGAGGGCATGTTGCTCCTGCACCACTCTCTTGCAAGCTTCATGTTGTGGAGGTTGGCGGGATAGGAGAACTCATTGGCCCCAGCCCATCCGCTATCATGCTTCTCATGGATAGCGTAGCGGTGTTCGGTATCTGAGGGGTAGAGGTCGGCGCTCATATTGCCGACCGTGGAGTTAATCCCATGGAGCTTGCGAATGAGGGCGGCTAGTACGATGTCGAAGCAGGGGGCCCCGAGGATGAAGTCGGGAATGGAGTCCAGATTGGCCTTAAGCCATTTCGAGGTGAAGGCGAACAGTTCCCTGCCCATATGGATCTCGCTCGATCCGGGCTCGCTGCGCCTCATGCTGATAGCCCCATGCAGCCTCACCTCAGAAGCGGCCCATAGGACAGCCTGAGGGTCTATCTGGACGTCATCGTTGGTCCAGATGATGACATCGTCATCCTTGTCAGACATACCGAGGGCGGCTGTTAGCAGGTCCTTGAGGTAGGGAAGCGGACGGCTCTCCCCAATGTCCATTGCCGTGCGCGGAGCTGGATTGGCTGGATCATCCGTGATGTACTCCAGCACCCATGCCCCGGCATTGGCCAGCTTCTCACGGGACTCGCCCGCTCGCTTGTGGCGGTCGGTGGCTAAGTGGGAGGCATAGACGATGAAGATGACCTTCATGGACACTTAACCTTGATGGCCTTGAGCACCGGCTCAAGTGAATTGGCCAGCTCGGAGTAGCAGAAGGATGCGATAGTATTGGGTGGTGGGATTGAGCCATACCAACCGTCATTCAGAATGGCTACCACCGGTATCTTGGAGGCTGCGGCCAGATGCAGGTGCATGGTATCGATGGTGACAAGCAGGGCGGAGTTATCCATCAGGCCAAGCAGGTCATACACCCGCTCGACCCTGATTGAGGACAGGTCAACCACATTGTACCCCGGAAACGCCTTCCTGATTTCCCCCACAAGATCACCCTTGAACGGGGATGATACCCCCTTTCCAGAAACGAGTATGGTGGACTTGTTCACGGTGAATGGATCGGTCAGAAGCGCCGCCTTCAACTCGACTTCATTTTCCCTTTTCTTGTCGCGCCTGTCAAATACGAGTGGGAGCTTGCCGAACTTGTCCAGGTAGCCCGCCCTCTCCCAAGACTCCATCTGGTAGGAGCTTGTCTTTCTGGTCTGATCTGGATGGGTATAGACTTGGGCGATGTGGGCCTTCAGCCCTTTGGTCCTTTGGATGGCAAAGGGGATGTTCTTGTAGTCCATGTCCCAGACCACGGGATTGACGTACGACACGCCCTCCAGAATCCTCCAGAACTCGGAGGATACGACAAACTTGGGAGTCGTGCCATGCTGGGCCAGATCCCAAGCTATCGGAAGGGCATTGATGATGTCGCCATACCTGCCAAGGGTGACGACAATCGGTACGTCTTGGCTCATTTCTTCTTCTTGGCGGGAGCGGCTTCAGGAATGGGCTCAGGGGTCGGCTCCAGCTTGGTGACTGGAAGTTCCTTGGTCATGTCGATGAACTTGTGGGGCAGCATGGTCTTGGAGGCCCAGTTGGTTAGCCAAGGGAGGGCGTTGCCCTCGGACAGCATAACATCATTGGTCACATCCCTCACGATGTGGGGGATCAGGGCTAACGACACCACCATCAACTGGGCGGGATTGCCGCTGCGGAATGCCCAGTTCTGCTCGGCTCCCATCCACCCACCCCCGATCATGGCATGGATGGCAGAATAGTCGGTCGGGATTACCATGTTGGGCATGACAATCCCCACCATTTCCCTGCCCCTGACCTTCAATAGGTGATTGGTCATAACCAGCTTGAGCTGGGCTGGCTGGGTGGCGGGTGTGATGACGTTGAAGCCAAAGGCGTCGGCGGGAGCCTTGAGCTTGGTATAGCAGAAGACCGATCCAGCCGACTTGAGGAAGTTGAGCGCATTGCCCAGCTCCCACTCGTTGTCGGCTTTGGTGATGACGGCTCCCAGTTTAGTGTTGGTGTTTTGGATCATACTTCTGGCGGTCGATTCATGGTGTTGTGGCCTCCATAGGCGCATTCTCCAACGTGGAGAACCTCAAGGACGGGGTCTAGGTAGGATTGGATGCCAATCTCGCCAGCCCTTAGACCAAAGGAGACATCCTCACCCATCCCCTCCTGCTTGGGGGTGAAGAAGCCGTAGGGACGACCCTCAAAGAGGGGCTTGCACTCCGGGAACTGACCGGCATCGATGGCCTCCTTCATGCGCTCGAAAACCGAGCGATGGATGCGCATGAAGCCGGGAGCAACCCACCTTACGGGTATCGGGGAGTTGTATTGGTGGCGGCGGAGCTTATCCGCCTCGATCTCCCAGCCTTGGTCAAAGCCCAGCGAACATTGGGCGGTTCCGAAGCGGTGGCGACCGAAGTAAAGCGCCCCTGTGATCAGCATCTCGGGAGGGAGGGAGAGGAGGCGGTCAAAGGCCAGAAGGCCTGCGCTGGACTCAGGCATGGGACTGCCGTACCTCCCATTGATGATCCTTGGGTCTCCGGTCGGGAGGATCATGTCATCATCCACGAACACCAGCCATTCCGCATCCGTCTTCAGGCCCTTGTGGACAAGGATGTTCCTTGCCACATGAATCTGGGTGCCCTTCTCCTGCGTCATACCGATCCTGCTGGGACCGTACTTGGCGTAGTTGGCGAACAGGGTGTAGTGGGTATCCGCCGAGAAGGACCGATAGACCGGCAGTAGCACATGGACCTTCCTCCCCTCCCAGAGCTTGGGCTGGAATACCTCAGACTGCTGGATGATGGCCTCTGCGGCCAGTCCCGAGTCTTCGGACAGCACCTGCTCCGCCGCATCCAGCGACGGAGAGGATTTGCCATTAAGCCAATTGGAGATGGTGCCTGTGGACACGCCAAAGTGGCGTGAGGCCTCCTTGACCCCAAGGGCGTTGATTTTGTCGATAACCCGCTGCTTGAGTTTCATTATTCATCATTCTCGGCCTTCGACGCTTCGATGGCAGCAAGGGCATCTTCAAGGGATTGCGGCTTGGCCGGTTTGGACTCGGTGTGGGCACCGCCAGCCAGCAGGGAGCCGGGTCTGCTGACCGTGGAGGAGGCCTTCCGATAGCGGGTGATCTCGTCCTGCAGGCGGGCGTTGTCCTTGCGGATGGCCTCAAGCTGGGCGGCAGTACGGGCGTGCTGACGGCGCTCCTGATAGTAGTTGATGGAGTTCTCCACCACCTCAAGGAGGGTGTTCACGTCACGAGCGCCAAGGGCCTTCTGGAGTTCGGCATGAATCTGCTTGGTGTGGCGGTTCTCCTCCTCGATCTGGGCCCTCACCTCGGCGCTGGCATCGGACGGAAGCTCCTTCTCCTTCAGCCACTCCTTCCTTGCGTATAGATCCTTCTGCCACTGGTCGATGGCCTTTTGGGCTTCGGCTACGGCCTTGGCCTGCTCCTCGGATTGGCGCTTTCCGACCTCATCGCGCTGTTTGAAGTACTCGTTGGCCTTGCGCTGCTCCTCGGCAAAGTACCGATCCCGCTCACGCTGGGTGGTGATCTGCTCAAGGGTGATGGCCTGAAGGGTTTGGCGGTCGGCGAACGGGAGGCGCTCAAGGACGATATTCGCCACCTCACTGGCGGGCTTGACCTCACCGGCGACCTGGATCGGGCGGTTGGACTTGGCGAACTTGAGCCAGCCACCCTCCTCCTGCACCATCTTGGCCAGGGCCTCAACCCCATGCTTGATCAGAATCTCTTGGATGGGCTTTTCGGCCTCTTGAATGCGTTGGTCGAACTTGTTCTTTACCTCAGGGTCATTCTCCAGCTCGTAGCGACGGCGGAACATGGCCAGCTCCTCCTGCTGCTTCTTGATCGCCTCCTCCGTCTTGGGGTCGATGGTTTGGGTGCGGGCAGTGGCCAGCTGGGCCTCAAGCTCCTTCAGCTTGGCGTCACGAGCCTCCAGCTCCTTCTTGGTGACAGCCTCCGACTCCTTGATGACGTTTACCTTATGAAGGAGGGCTTGGATGCGTTTGGCGGTACGGGGCTTGTCCGAGACAAGGACCTGAAGCTCCTCCTCCGGCACATCCTCCTGCTTGGTTGTGGCAGCCGGGGCCGGTTCCGTCTTGGCCGGAGCCTGCTCATCGGGTTTGGCCTGCTGGCGCTTGGATTGGGTGTCGAGCGCGGCGTCAAGGCCCGCATGGCCCGTTTCTTTTGATTCTACGGGCTTTTGATTAGCCGGGGGTGTCTCGGTACTGGTCGGGGCGGGTTCGGCCTTTCCAGTGGCCTTAGCGGCTGCCTTAGCGGCTGCCTTAGCGGCATCCTCAACGGACAGGCCCTGCTCCATCTTGTCGAAGATGGAGGCAAGCGTGCCCGTGTTGTTCAGCGTGTTGCCATCCTTGTCGAGGATTTCAACGGTTTCCCGCTTCTCAAGGATGCGGACGTCACTTTCCAGCGTTTGGGTGTTATCGGCCATGGTCTTATCTTATTACGGGTTTTCCAGAGATTGGGGGTCTTCCTTCGGAGTGCTGACGATCTCCGCAATTTCATCAAGACAGGCCCTCCAGCCTTGGGCCCTGCCTGCATCAAAGATGATGCCATCCGCATCCCCCTTAAGGACAGAGGGGGCTTTCTCGCGGAGATACAGCATGCCTTCGACCCCTGCCTCGGAGGTCAGGAATCGACGCCATGCCAGATTGGTTACTCGTTTCAGTTCTTGTGCCATAAACTAGACCGCCCCCGACTGCACCAAGTGCTGGGCGACCTGATCTGCCTGAGCAGAAGCCTGCTGGTGCTGCTGCTGGATAGCGGCACGCTTCTGCACCTCCTCCAGCATCCTGGCATAAAGAGCGATGATGCTCTTCTCCTCGTTGATCTTGTCGGGGGGAATTTGCTTCTTGGCCACACCCTGCGAATAGTGGCCGGTGTAGTGCTCCAGTGCGACTTGGGCGAGCGGCACATTACCGCTCTTCACCACCTGATCCAGACCGGGCTTCATGGTCTGCATGTGGACCCAGTCATTATCCTTCGGGATGACCGGGACGGACTGGCCAATGGCAAGGGCGGCGTTCTCGGTCAGCTGCTGGCGCTGGGCCTCCATGACATCGGATTGATCGCCATCCGGAACCACGATTTCATTGACGAAGCGCTCGTCACCCACGCCAGCGGCCATAACGCGGGCCACTTGGGTCTGGCGGAAGAGGGGATCTCCCTTGACGGAGGCGGCGAACATCGCCCTCTGCTGGGCGCGGTATTCGGTGAACTCCATGATGGAGACGACCGGAGCCTGGTTGCAGAGATAGTCGATCTCTTCCTCGCTCAGCTTCTGCAGGAGGGTATTGCGGTAGCTTTGGGCCACCGGATCGGGGGAGTCCGGACGGGCAAGACGGCGAGTCATTGCCCGAATCAGCCAAGCAAACTGAGATAGCCAGTTCTCCAGGCTATCCTCTTGCAGCTCATGCTCCTTGCTGAGGGCGGCATTGATCTGGGCCGCTTTGATGTCGGATGGCTGGAGGGGAATGGGCGGAACGAATGCACCGATCCTCTGCTGGGCGATCTGGGTAAGCTTCTGATCCAGAAGCTCATAGCTTTGGATGTCTTGAGGCATCGAGGCTTGATTCCCGGCAAACTGAGCCCCCGAAACGATCATCATCGTGTCATTGACCGTCATCTTGACGTCGTTGACATTCTTGGCCTCTGGGACCTGAAGCTTCATCTTGTTGGTCATCCGCATGTTGTCCACGGAATCGCAACGAATCTTTTCTACTACGCCGGAAAGGTCATAAAGGATCTGGGCCGCACCCCAAGAGCCATGGACCGTACCATCACCAAACTGGAAGACGATGGTGTTGACGGCATCGGCCATCGTGTCGAATTGGTCCAGATTCTCGTAGAGCAAGCGGGCATTGTTGCCCTCCTGGATGGAGGGGTTGGGCGGATTATTGCCATCGGAGGCATAGCCCTCGGCGCGGAGGATGTAGTGGCTTACCTTGCCCGTGACCTCCTTGGCAAACAGATGCCACGTACGAATGAGCTTCTGGCCCTTGCTGTAGCGGAAGCCCCAGACCGACTGCCTGACCATGTCTTCGTACGTCCTTACGTTGGGGTAGGACGCATCAATCGGGGGCGGCATGGCCGTGTTGATCGCCCGGATGACGTTATCCTTCTTCCACTCGGTCCTTCCGCTATCCACCGCAAACTTGAGCTGGTTGAACAGCTCGCTCGGGGTGTAGTCGTATTTGGCAAGGAAGAAGGCCGGTTCGGTATCCATGACCTCCGTGCCTTGCGGTACAAAGCCCTTGTCCATACGCATGAGCGTCGGCCTCCACTCATACTCATCGAAGAAGACATTGAAGGCGTACCCAAATACCCCAACCTCACGGGCCAAGCCACGGGTGTAGAAGTTGAACTTGCTCCAGCTTCTAATGGTGTCCGTCGTTACTTGGCGGAAGAAATCGCTCTTTGCGGCAGAATCGGGCCAGTCGAGAGGAAGCGAGGCTGACGTGAGGTACTTTGCCGTTTTGATCGGCATATGGAGCCTCGGCTGGATCTTGAGGCACTCCGTTGCAAGGAAACCAGTGGAGATGTTCGTTTTGTAGTCCTTCGCAGCCGCCTTGAGCCTAGCTTGGTTGTAGGGGCGCTCACCGTTGAGTTTGGCGGTTATGCGGGCGGCGTTAAGGATCAGCTTCTTGGCATCGTAGACCATCGACTCGCAGATCGAGAACGCTTGGTCGATGTTGGAAATGACCCTCTCCGGAGTGCTTGAAACATCCCGAAGATCCGGAGAGGATCCGACTGAGTCTTGTAGTACAGCGTTACTGCCGGGTTCGGACATTTCCTAGGTAGGTTTCCTTTGGTTGGAGATGCGCCACAAGAACCACAAGAACCTGAAATGGCAAGAGAAATTTCTGCTACTTAGCTGGTTCCGACTGGAAGTAGGGGATTGGGGCCCGCTTTGTCGTGTGGAATTGGCAGGCGTCCGGATCGAAGAAGGTTACGATTTCGCTTTCCTGACCATCCCCAAAGCGCTGCTTGTCGATGATGATCTTGCCATCTGGCTGGTCTAGCCATTGAGAGAGGGTCTCGATGTCGTTGGCTTGGCGGGCCTCGTCAATCTTGCGCTTCTTTATCTTGTTGCGCCAGAACACAATGACATTGAATGCGGCGTTGGTAATGTCGCTTGAGCCGGCAACATCCGACTTGGATGGAGGGGTTAGCTCGTTGCCATTCTGCGTCTTACGGGAGTGGGCAACCAAGATGACGTGTGCACCGGTATTATTGGCAAAGGATGTCAGCCTATCGGAGAAGGCCCTTGCTGCACCATAGTCCTCACCAGACATCCCGCACTTAAAGAGGGAGTCGATGACAAAGACGTCAACTCCGTGGCGCTTGCGGGCGTATTCCATGGCGTGCATGAGGCGGTCTACGTTGACGGTGCCAATGCAGTCCAAGAAGAACATCCGGTCATTAAGCCAAGATACGCAGGCCTCCGCTTCCTCCTTCGAGGCGTGCTTCTTGGCCATGGCGCACCGGGTCATGTAGTAGAGCGTTAATCCGGGGCGGATCTCAAGGGATGCGTCGAAGATGGAGCACCCCTGCTGGGCGAGGTGAAGCATGAGCTGGTTAAGCCCGAGAGTTTTACCGTGCCCGCTAAAACCCGACCACACCGTCAGCTCACCCGGACGGACCCTCCATGGTAGGCTATGACTCCACGGCGTCTCAAAGCCTTCAGTAGCGGGATCTCGGTTGTAGTGGGAGACGACGTCAGCGCGGAAATCATCGGGGCGCTTGATCTCGTCGAGTTCGATGGCCTTGGCGGATTCAAGGCACTTTAGCATGGTCTCGCGGGTGACTCCATCCACCAAGCAGTCGTTTGCGTCCTTTTTGGGGAGGGAGACGATCCAGCTGCGATGAAGGCCTAGGCGCTTGGCTACCTCGGTGGAGGCTGCCTGACCTGGCTCGTCCATATCCATCGAAACGTAGATCTTCTCAAAGCGGGCCAGCCAGTCCCAGTCGATGTCCACCCACTCAAAGTCAGAGACTCCGTTTGGTACGGAGATGGCGGGAATGCCCCAAGAATGCCACGACAGGGCATCAATCTCACCCTCGCAGATCACAAGCTCGCTGACATTGGCGTCGATGAGGTTCTTGCCATAGAGACAGCGCTTGGTGCCCTTGGTTGACCAAGAGTCCTTCTTTCCGTCCGGACGCTCCAGCTTGAGGTATTTCTTGTGGGCACAGACCCAAGCCTGCTTCTCTTGGCTGAAGTCGGCGAATGGGAAGATGATGGCTTTGCCGTCGTCAGTCTCCCCGATCTTGGCGGAAGCGACCACGATTGGGTTTAGCCTACGCTCCAGCGTCAAGTAGTCCATGACGGGAGTATTTGGCTCGGCTGGCTTGACGGGGGCTCCATCCGGCTTGGCATAGGTCTTCTGCTTGTGGCGCTTTACCCCATAATCGTCTGCCTTGACCCCAAGCCAGTCAGCGGCCTGCTTCATGGCTTCCGTAAACGGAATGCCCTTAACCTTCGCCCACAGCCAAAGGGGGGTTGCACCCTTTGTCTCCTTGTCAGCAAAATCGATGAACCTGCCGGTGGCAGATCCAGACATGGTAACCTGAAGCGACTCTCCGGCCTCACCAGAGATGCTTCCGACTAGCCAGTGGTTACCCTTGCGCTTTCCGTTGGGGAGCAGGAAGAGGCATAGCTCCTCCATGCGTTCTGAAAGGAGACGATTGATTCCATGGGCGTCATGACTCATAAAAGTTGGATTGGTTTCGGATGGAGGCCGAGCTTACCTAGCTACTCGGCGGTGACGAAGACTTGCACCGACTCACTGGTCGGCGGAGGGAAACAAGGGAACCCCCGACTAGGATTTAACGTCACCGGCATTCAGCCCTCCAAGGACGAAGCAGTCCTTAGGTGGGACTGCAGGATCTTTTCTGGCTGAAACCTTGTCTGGTGCATCTAGGAAAGCAAGTAGCCCCAGGTCAGCGCCATGACAAGTGCAAAATCCAACATCGTCCGGAACATCCTTTCCCTGACGGAGAAGGAATAGTCGCCGGTCGAACTCTTCAGCCTCTGGACTGGTGGCCCAATCCATGGCGGAATTGAAGGGACAGTCCCGGCACTTCTCCCATCGTAGCTCAGCCTCTTTCACGGTAAGGAGTTTCTTGGGAGGGGCGAACCACATGTAGCGTACCCAATCCCTCCACCTGCGGTACTTCTCATTGAGGGCGGGCTTCTCACGCTCCCCGTTCTGCACCATGGCGGGATAGTGCTCGGCGTAGTACTTGATGATGTCGCCCTCCGGATCTCCCACCGGCTGGCCGTTGGCAATGCGCAGCTCGGTGATCTTCTTCTTCAGCTCGTCAATGGTATCAGCACGCAGCACCAGCCCCATGATGGGGAAGTGGTGGCCTCCTGGCGGCAGGGTCTGCTGCTTGTGATTGATGACCATTATTCCAAGTCTCCTGTTTCGGCGTCGCCTGAGATGGAATCGTCCACCTCTACCGTGGCGTAGCGGGAAATGGGGTGGAGTTGGACGCCTTGCGTCCTTTCCTCGATTACAGGATCAGGTGTCCTTTCCTCAACAAGTCCGGGCAGTACGCCGCCCTTCATCCTGACTAGGTGGGGGAGCATGACAAAGGCGTCGGCCTCGTCGGGTGAGGCATTGGCGTTGCGGGCCTTGTACTCGTCCTTCGGCTCAACCTTGATGCCCCTCTTGCCGGTGCGGTAGCGGCGGCTGGTGAGCTGATGGTTGATTGGGGAGGTCGGAATGATTGGATTGATGAAGATGGCCCCGGTATGGGGGTCCATCCAGCGCCGGAAGGTCCACCACATCTCGGACATCACTCCCTCGCATTGGGCGTCTGCGCCTTCGGTGTCCTCGCTGAGAATCTTTCCTTCGGTTGCGCCCTCGTTCCAGCTTACTCCATTCACATCGCCCCATACCTTGCGGAGGTGGGAATAGACGCCAAGGCCAATTCCGGTCTTGTCGATCACCACCCACTCGGGCTTGATCTTCATCATCTTGCAGCGACCGATGATTTCCTCGCTCATCTTGACGGTGTCGTCGTGCTTGGCTAGGGGGAGGAGCTGGTCGATCTGGAGAACGTGGCGGGGCTTTGATTTGGACACGTTGAGGCGGTCGGCAAACGTCGTATGCTGGCCCTTGAAATCCCTCCAGCCTGAGGCCCTTCCCCACCTGGCCACCACCATCTGGGCGGTGTCGTTGCCCATGAAGGCCAAGTCGATGGAGGCGAGAACGGACGGGTTCTCGATGAAGGTAACCTCTCCCCGCACCTGATTTGGCCAAGACGGAGGGATGATCGTGTTGACGCTGCCCGAAACCGGAGGAAACCCTCGACCGAAGCATAAATACGCCGGGGAGTTGTCGCCACCACCCTTAAGGTACTTAAGAAATCCATCATAAGTCTGGAGGCCGTCATAGACCACCTTCCTAGCCATGACGTTTTCGCTCTTAGCTGCGTCAAGACGGCAAACCCTCCATCCGGCCTTGCTCTCATAGTCGTAAAGACTATCCAGGTCCTCAATGATCCATCCATGATCCGGTTCAGCCAACTGGACAGCCTTGCAGGTGGTGTTCTCGGGATTGAAGGCGCATACGATCTTGACCTTCTCGGTTGAGGACAGGGAAGCGGTTAGAGAGTTAAAGTCCTGGAATGGGCCTCCGGGGATATTTTGGCAGTTATGGACACACACGCCTTCGACAAAGAAGTTGTGCGTTCCATCGACGTCTATGCAGAAAACGACGTCTTCCTCCTCATGGTCCATTCCAACCTCAGTTGCCTTGCTAGGGCCATTCTGCATTTTGGTGAGCAGGTGAGTGCCCTCCTTAGCTTGCGAAATGGGGACCCGCATATCCTGCATGGAATTATCATCGGGCCATTTAGCATTGGCATCTCTGCTGGCTTTGGGGGTGGCGAGTCGCCCGAAATCTTGTAACTCAGGCAGGGGTGGATAAATGGACTGACTGAGGCCACAAAGCGACGCGATGCATCCGCACTCATTGCTATGATCAGCCTTCCCTTGCTCTTGCTTGGCTTCGACTGGAATCCAAGTCCCGTAAGAAACGCCGCAGCCGCATGAACATCCTCCGCTGGCCATGCGTATGTCGATAGTTTCACGTGTGGTCCCTTCAGGAACTGGCCGTGCGATGAACTGCCGTCGTCCATGAACCAAACAGCAAGCGCCATCATGTCTATCATCTTGACCATTTCTGGGTGAAAGCGCCTCACTCCGTTGATGCAGGTCTTGTGGTAGATTTCCGTGAAAATTGGATGGCTGATTGTTGTGAAGCTGTAAATCATCCCCCCGAACTCCGTCGATTGAGGACCCTTGATTTGGGAAGTTGTGAAGTTTGCCATCAGATCCCTCTTCCATCTCAAGTAATCCAGCTGGGCCACACCATGCATGAATTTGATTCTGGAGTTTGCCTTTGAGACTGGCGGCATAATTGACGCATCGCCCATTAGGCCCCCGATCACCAGTGAAAGCTGCTCCCTGCTTAACTTGTCCGAAGGTGAATAGGTTTTCATGGTCGATTTTGAGACACGTCATCCTAGACAGGATGGCCTCATCTGCAATCACAAAACCTCGCTCTTTGGTCAAAATCCTATGGTCGTAGGTAACGACCGCCCCATTTACAGAAACAAAGCGTCGGCCACGGCGCGGTACTTCTCTCCATCCGGTAATTTCCCTTGGCTCAATTATGCCAGTGGCTGGGTTGAGAGATAGGACATGCCCTTTAACCCTGTTCCTTACCAGTTCGCATATCGTGATAAGCGATCCGTCTGCCATCGAAACTCGCTGATCTCCGCGTACGCATTCGTCAGCGAGCACCCTTAGACGGGAGTGGGGAGGGAGCTTTGATCCTATTGGACGCTTAACGGGAAGGGACTTGTACCCTTTGAATTGGCCGGATGTCTCTTGGGATTGCTTGAAGGCAATACCAGATATGCCGAACTCCATGCCTGCATCCTTGATCCCGATCCACATGTCGGCCTCCTTGAAGTCGAACTTGGTGGCGGGGGGAATGGCAAGGCCCCGGATGAGCTTGGCGACGTGAGGGAAGAGATTCTCCCTTAGATGCTTTTCGGAGACGGCTGCCAGCTTGATGGAGGTGTAGCGCGGGTCCTTGAGGTAATCTAAGGCCATCCATGCACCCACGGAGTACGATTTGCCCATCGAGCTTGCTCCGGGAATTAGGAGGAGGGCGGATGTCGCAACGGCGTTGAATACGCGCTGAACGCATTCCGGCTCAGCGTTGAAGAGGACGGGTCCCCATTGGAGGGTTGCGGCCTCAAGGTACAGGCCTTCGCTTAGGAGGTGCTGGAAGAGACCCCTGCAGATCGCCAGAGCCTGGGCCTTGGTTGTGACGGTGGGCTTGTTGCCCATCAGGTCCATCACATTATTCCCGGCCTCAATCCAGTTATCCGCCGAGATCAGGTCATTCAGCTCCCTTGCTTCCTTGATTGTCATCTTTCTTGGTCATCTTGCTGAAGTCGATCCCGCTTTCGGCGGGCAGGGCTTCGACGGGGGTTGCTTGGGTGGGGTCGGGATCCTTGTAGACCTGCTGGGAGAACTCGGCAAGGGATTTACCGGCCTCCGCCAGATCCCTTAGCTCCTTGGGGGTCATGGGACCATCCAGGTTCTGGAGCTTCTTGATGTTCTGCTCAAGGAGGTGGCGGATGGCTGCGGCGAGCAGGTGGTTGGCGATTCGATTCTCACCTGCATCGCCGGGAACGCGCACGATTGCGCCATCCGTCTCGACCTCGTAGGCCTTCGGCATCAATCGGGCGATTTCCTTGGTTTTAGCAGCCATGACTTGTTAGGGTTACCTTAGCCGTTCCCCTTCTCGGGAGAGAGTCGTAGCGGTGGTACCGCTCGCAGGCGGTGATAGCGGACGGGCCTCCAGACTCCATCATAGACCGCCATGCCCGGGACCGTTTCGACGCCTTCGCCGAGCTTCTTGAGCCACCTTTTGGCGGATTGGTGGGTGACTCCCATTGCTTCCGAGATTTCATTGAGGGTATACCATCCGGCACCTTCCGGCCTTCCACGCAGGCTATGGCGGGCGGCGTTGGCTGCTACCACCAGCAGATCACCTTCCGGCGAGTTCTGGGGTCCATGCGCAGGGGCGGGGACTTTCGTAGAGACGCTTGCGGACGTCAGGGAGTTCGCCTTTACTCTTGCCCCTGAAATCGAGTAGGAAGCCTCCCGATTTGGTTCTGGATTGCGATACGACCTTGTGGCCGAAGCGGGTGAGCCCCTGCCACGGCGGGCTGACGATGATGATCCCGTTGTCATTCTCATAAGATCCGAATACATGGCGATGAGCGCAGCAGACCACGTTGGGCATGATCTCGCCATTGTTGACCGCCTCCAGCTGTTCCTCCGCGAGGTTGATGGAGAGTTGGGTTGCAGCCAGACCACGACGAATGGAGGTTCCGATATGGTGCCTCCAGACCAGTCGCAGTCCATTAAAGTCGATGGTGAGGCGTTGGTGGGCCCATGAGCGGGGTTCGCCCTTGGCGTCCACTCCCGCATAGAGGTCGGGCTTGGCCCTTAGCACCTTGGCCAATGTCTGCTCTTGGTTGTGGGTATGGCATTCGGTGCCAGCGACCACAAACACAGCCTCGGCCTTTCTGGCCAGCGGCTCAAGGATCTCAATCGCCGCCTTGAGGTGGTCGCCGGAGTCGGAGGAGATGATCTCGGTTGTCTTGTGATGCACGCCCTCCACCGCATCCCCGTTGATGACGAGGGCGAATCCGTCCCCGTTCATCGTCTCCTCCACCCACCGGTTGAAGTCCTCCCACTGCTCCCACAACTCCTGTTGCATCCGGTTCTGGACGATCTCATTCTCGTTCACGGTTACAAACCCCGGAGGGAGCAACGCTCTCACGCTACCAGCGTGGATGTCAGCAACGGTCAAGATCGCCTTGATCGGCTTGGAGGATTTTCTCATGGTTGTGCAGTGGTGGATACGGTGGTGGCGGGGGAAGTCAATCCTAGAACGATCGATTCCTTTCCGCCAACCTGACCCACTCCTCCCTTTGGAGCTTCTTGTCGTGGTTGTATCGCCAGTTGCAGTTGCGATACGACGACCTTACCTCATTCCACAACCTATCCCGGTAACGGGAGTCTTGAGACTCCTTCCCCGTAAACTCCTCGACCTTGATCAAGGATTCCCTTGGTTTGAATTGGATCATTCAAACATCAAGATAGGTTTTGGTTGTTTAGTCAACCCGGGGTTTCAATGAACCCGGGGTTTCCCGGGGTTCGTTCTTTAGCGATTTCGGAGAGCACGTTGCAGACACAGCTCACCCAGTGAAGGGATGAGTCATGTCTGCAACGCTTGGGATCACTTCGTTCAGAAGCGCTTCCGGTTGAGTATCGCAGTTTCTTGGAGGACCATCCCCTCGGAATTGTCAATTAAAGGGTCTTGCGGCGGTCCACGCTCACGCCATTGCTGGCACAGGATTTAATGCCGGTAGGTGAATTCCGGCATCCGATTTCCCGTTGCCCTCCTTCCTAGAAATCGGAGGGGCGTTGTTTTCAGCTGTTATCCGGGTGCTGAAGAAACCCACTACCGACATGACTTGAGGCCCATCGGCCTCCAAGTCAAGCGGGATTTGGCTTCATGACGGAAGGGCGCTTGTCTATGACAAGCCTACGACCGGCCTGCTTGTTGATGACATGGCCCCTTTCATCACGATCCCAATCCCGGTCCATTTGGCTGGCTATACGGGCATGTTCCGGGGCGACCCATGAGTTATCATGGTAGTGCCGACGAAATGGCCTACGGGCAGGCAAATCGGGCGAGAAAGAGAATTTAAGGGGACTATCCGACTCCTTGTTTTGGCTCATGGTCATTTACGGATTCTTCGCACCACCCTCCAGGTCCTTGAAGTACGGATCTACACCGTTCAGGCTGGGGGTTTCGGTGAGGTCGTACACCAACGGACCACGACGGTCCGGGATGGGGGCATTCGGCTTGGTCGCCTCGCGCATGCGCAGATAGGCGTCCTCAAGCGGTTCGATTTGATCAGCGGGCATTTCTTGGGTAGGTTGAGTTAACTCACTTCCACTCAACTACCACCCTAATATGGTCCCGTCAAGGATGAAGCCCGATGGAGGATTCGAACCTCCATCCCCCGACTTAAGCGCCTTGAAGCGCCCCACCAGAAACCTCCGGTGCCATTCAGGGTCCTGCCAATTAGACGAATCGGGCTAAGGTGCTGGCTACTTATTGATCGCGGCCAGCCATCACGTTTAAGGAGTAGTCGTGAACGCGAAAAGGGAAGAGGATCGGCCCCGATTGGAACCGACCCCCTTGTTGATTACTTGGCGTTACGCGGAAGCAGAATCTTCCACAAGGCAATGTACGCCGTTAGGATTACGGACAGGGTGACCATATCAATGAACACCCCCACGATATGGCTCAGGATGGCTTCTTGTCAACTGGCTTTTGGTACCTGTCATCTATGGCCGTGCCATCCGCTTGGTTCTGGAGGACGAACATGAGCCTGCAGGCGGCATGGGCCAGGTGGCTCCTGCCCGACTCGCCATCAAAGGTATTCCCGTCCATGAACTCGTAGATATGGCGGAGGGCGCAGGAGAGGTTCCTTGAGACCTCCATCCCCTTCCTGTAATTGTTGAAGTCACGGTACTTGTGATGGCCGTAGGCTTGGACCATGGAAATCTCCCTCAGGGCTGCCGGAGGGAGGTTGGCCAGGGGCGGTTTGCCATCATCGTAGGTGGCGGCTTTAGCTTCCGGTGTCATGGCAGGTGCAGGGTCGGGATTTCTTGCAGTCCTCGCAGGTGAGGCCTTCTCCGCAGCTCACCGTTTCCAGCGCATCCCAGTTGGCCTGGGCCTGGGCCTGGGCCTTGGTCAGTTCGGCATGGAGCCTTTTGACCTCGGCTTCCAGGTGGGCGATGACCTGCTTGTAGGCGTATTCGTTGTCGGAGGTGAGCATGGATTAGGCTCCTCGTTGGGGGGTTGAACGGCACTCCTTCATGCCGAAGTGCTTCAACCAGGCAACCCCGATCTTGATGGAATAGCTGCAATCAGGGCAGAGGAAGCCGAGATCGGGATCCTCCCGCAGCTGGGACTTGTCCAAGTACTCGATCCTGCTTTCGCAGCAGGAGCAGGTGACGTGCTGGACGGCCTTGGCGTTCATCAGGCCACCTCCTTCATCGCCTCGACGGCACGGGCCATGCGGACGAATTCGGAGCTGATGCTGCGCTTGGCCAGACGGTTGGCCTTGTTCAGTTGGCCGAGGCGGTAGAGGGGCTTCGGCTTTTCGAGGCCCATCCACTTGAGATAGGCCTTCTGCTTGCGACTCACCTTGGGAGCAGGTTTGATCTTCATCGATTGGGGGAATATCGGGAATCGGGATTCGGAAATCAAGTCCCTTGTTCAGAAAAATGAACTTTCCTCTTGAATTCATCGCCATGAGACGTACGCTCGGATCCCTCATGGAAGACAAAACAAGTCCCTCTTCGGACATGGAGGCGCTGAAGGAGCGCTTTCTGATCCTCAGCCAGCAGGCGAGTTACCTTGAGGTAACGGCCAAAGCCGCCTCCCTTGACCCATCGGTCAGGACCTTCGAGGCCGCGTTGGAGGATTTGGCGCGGGTTTCCGCCGCCGTCAGCCTCCTCCTTTCGAGGGGAGGGTTCGCCCATCCCCCGACCAACGATCAGGTCAGGAACGCCCTCAATGCGCTCAAGGAGGCGTCCAAGCTGAACAAATGAACAACCGCTACCAGTTCACCTTCAGTTGGAGGGTCAAACTCCCCAAGGGGAAGTTTTGGGAGGGGGAGAGCACGATGAATATCGACGCCACCAATCCCGTCTCCGCTATCTCGGAGTTCCACAAGCGGGTCCAGCTGAGCCGCCAGTTGGATCCCTCCAACCGCACGGTCACCCTCCGCCCAACCCTCAGGGCGGATGAATACTCGGTCAAATCCTTCACCCAGATCTACCACGATGCCCACAAGAACCTTGTCCGATCCGCCTTCGACTACCCCCAATCCCCCAACCCCGACCTTCAGGACCATCACGGGAAGCGATTGGAGGGAGGCCATCAGAAGGGCGAGGAATACGCCGAACTCGATCTCGGATCGGCTAAGGGAGTTGCGAAATCTTCATGAAGCCAAGAATCGATCAGTTCTACCTTGATCCCCGGTTTGGCCGGATCAAGGCCGCAGGCGAGGAGGGCGATGCCTACCTCTTTCACGGCTACGAGACCTTGAGCAAGGGGCGGATCCTGGAGTCCAGGTACGCCTACAAGATCAACCGGGACGAGTTCAGCAAACGGGTTGAACTCGGCCTTATCCAACCCTCCGTTCCCCCGCAATGAAGCTTAACGACTACCAATCAGGCGCCCTTAGAACCGCCCCGCAAGGCCACGACACCAACCGGGAGATGCTCCATGCCGTCCTGGGCTTGGTCACGGAGGCGGGGGAGTTGGCGGATGCCTTGAAGAAGCAGCTCGCCTATGGCAAGCCCGTTGACCGGGTGAACTTGATCGAGGAGGCGGGGGACGTGCTTTGGTACCTGCCGTTGTTGGCGAGGGCCCTCGGCACCGACCTTGAGACCATCGGCAGGATCAATTTGGAGAAGTTGAGAAAGCGCTATCCCGACAAGTTCTCGGAGGATCTCGCCAACCATCGGACGTTGGAGGTGGAGAGGGAGACGTTGGAGAGGCTCTCGACCCCTTCCGCCCACCGCAACATCTCCCTCCTTGACCACGGGGATGAGTCATGAGGGTGCTTGTTGGATGCGAGATGGGAGGTCGGGTGAGGGATGCCTTCATCGCCAAGGGGCATGAGGCCGTTTCCTGCGACCTCCTTCCCTCCGAGACTCCCGGCCCCCATATCCAAGGGGACCTCTTGGAGGTCCTTGATCAAGGTTGGGACCTGGGGATCTTCTTCCCTCCCTGCACCTATCTCTCAAGTTCGGGCATCCATTGGACGAGGAGGGGGGCTGAGGGATCCCAAGCTGACGGAGGATGCGGCTTATTTCTTCCTTCGGCTTTGGCTCGCCAAGATCCCCAAGATCGCCATTGAGAACCCCATCGTGGTCATGAGCACCCGCTTCCGCCCACCCGACCAGATCATCCAGCCCTACGACTTCGGGGAGGATGCCAGCAAGCGCACCTGCCTTTGGTTGAAGGACCTCCCTCCCCTCAAACCCACCAAGAGAATCCCTCCAAGGTACGTTTGCCCCTCCTGCAAGGGAGAGTTCAGGGAGGCGGACGGATTCAAGGTTGGAAAGAACCCCAGATGCCCCTCCTGCCCCCAACCCTCCAAACTCCTCCCCCGTTGGAGCAACCAAACCTCCTCAGGCCAGAACAAGCTACCCCCATCAGAAAGAAGGGCAATTGACAGGTCCAAGACCTACCTCGGGATAGCAAAGGCAATGGCGGAGGCTTGGGGTTGACAGGATCATCCTCCCAGAATCAACGGGGAGGCCCTTCTTTTGGCTTTTACGGGCATTTGAGGGTTGGGGGTATACGTTGGTAGCCATTTGGGGAGATCGGGCCTTTAAGGCCCCTTTCCGCCCCAACCTAAGCCATCTCCTCCAACCGCTTCAACCTTTCCTTCACCTCAAGGTACCTTGACCTCCAAAAGGACACCTGGTCGCTTTCGGAAACGGAAAGCATCTCCTCCACCCTCTTGCTTAAGAGGTCATTCTCCTTCTCCAACCTCTCAACATCATCCAGCAGGGCTTTAACCTTGGAGGGGTCGGAAGTCCCATCCCCCACCCGCCCCTCCCTCAAAACCGCCTCCAGCAAAGGAACCTTGGAGGGAGAGACTCTCCTTGCAAAGAGGACATTCCCCAATTTCGGCCTACCCCTGCGCTTCATAAGTGAAGAGTTCATAAGAACCGAATTGTTGAAACGGAAATTCATTAGTTGTCAACAGAAATTCAGGTATTTCCGAAACGGAAATTAAAAAAAGGGGAGGGTACCCTAAAATTACCCCATAGGGGGTCCTGATAAAGGGGGAGGGGCCTTTGGGAATAAACTTAGAGTCTGCGTTCTAGTTATGACTTGAAGGTATTTCCCCCGCTTGGGCTTGGCCCCGGGGTGGTGGGGTACCCCTGGGTAGTGCCTCGGGGTCATGGGGTTGGGTGATTGTTCCACGTGGAACATTGGGTCTTGGGGTGACGGCGCAAGGGTCCGCTCCGCCCCCAAGGTCCGCCCCGGTCCGGGAGGAATGATTATTCATGAAATCTCATGGAGGCTATTGAGACTCGGTCTCAATCCTGGGACCTGGCACGGTTTGTGAACCTAGCGCAGTTCCGGTCGCAACTACCTCCCCTTCCATGCCAAGCTAACCCATTAGAAGATTCTCTTATGGGGGTTATTAGGGGAGATTCTGCTTTGTGAAACCCTGGTATCTGCTATCGACGGCAGAGGGGAGATAGTATCCACTGCCGGTGTCCGCAAGGACTGCTCTTTGATTTGCTCGCACGTTCGCGCTGTCAGGCTGTGACGAAATCGCAGACCGGCAAGGGGGAGGCATTCCGCCAACCTCCGGCATCGCAACTAGCCATCCTTGCAGACTTCACCATATGGCTACCAAAACCGCTAGCTCTCCCGTTCAATCGTCCGCCCAAGCTGTCGCTTCCGTCAAGGATTCGACTGCCGCGTCTGAACCTTCAATGCCGCGCAGTGTGGCACTGGAAACGCTTACATTTGGCGAATCGTCCACCCTTGCGCTCAAGTTGGCGCACTGGTCAGACATCCTATCTGCCGCTGACAAACTCGCGGAGGGTATCAAGGCCAAGGGGATTGCGGAAAAGACCGTCTCGGCGCAAGCGCGCAAAGTTGGTCAGCTATTCCCGCTGGAGGTAGCTGCATTCCGCTTCGCAATCGTCTCGTATTCGCTCTCTGGGCGCCGGACGAATGCGACGCAACTCGCGGAGTTGGCCAGCAAGCTACCTTCTCTTCGGAAGGTTGGCCAGTTGGCCAAGGACAGCATCGGATTCGGCAGCATCGCGCTTCCCCCGATGCTTGGCGAGTTTTGATTGAACGGGAGAACCAACTCCCCCGAGGACTGCAAACTCGGGGGAGTTTTCCATTTCCAAAGCATAATCCAACCCCCTATTCCCTAAAGGTTTAGGGGGTTGGTTCTTGCTTTGGTTTCCGCGCAGTATCAAAGCGGCTTCCAGGCCTTTTAGTGCCTGAACCAGGCCGCAAATTGACTGTGCGGAGCCTGATTAGGCGCTTTCCGGGCTTTGCAAGTATCGCCGGAAAGACTTAGGCAAACGCGCTAGGCCGGAACCAGATTGCGCAAAAAGCGCAGTCACCATAGGTTCCGATTCTGTCTAGGCAACTGAGTTTGGGGGTTTCACCAAACAATGGCATGATGCACGTTGCCCTTCTGGGGCCATGACGTTTCGGCGGACAACCGCCGCATTCGATTCGTGCATGGAGCCAACAAACCCCACTGAACAAGACACAAGCCCATTCCCCTAACCGTAACCCGGTTAGGCTCGCTTGTGATCGATTGCGCACGGGATCACTCGTGCGCGTTTCATGGCCGCAAAACCGCTTGGCCCGGAGATTGAACATCAAAGGGCAGGGAACGCTTGGCCGATTTACTCGCCAAGACCGGCGCGATAAGTCCATGATCGAAATTATCTTGTCTGCAATGGCCCAGGAATGACGCATCCCCTTGATTGTGCGAGCGGATATGGGCCTTGCGAGGGACACAACCCAGCTACTGCAGTCGGGTCTGCTGGGTGATCAATCGGGGCGCGGTCAAATGCCCGACCTTCCGCGCCTTTTCATGCCCACGTTGCAAAGCGTGGGCAAACTCAACCCCATGATTCAGAGAGCATTAAGTTGCCAGCAGACCAAACAAGGACTGCCTGAGTCATGGGTTTAAGCTTGCCCATGAATACCAATAACCAAAGTCAGAACCCTCCCGCGCTGCATAAGCGCTGGACGTTTGAGGAGCAGGAGCACCTTGTTCGCCATGCGGATAAGATGCAGCACGGCAGCCTGAGTTGGGCGCGTGCCACGACGGGTCCTTCCCGTCCTGAGGTCAAGGGACCCGTTAAGCACGACTTCCGGCCAATCACTTCCCTTGAGGCGTGCAAGCGGAAGATTCTCGCGGCAATCCCGCACAACCCCAAGGAGGTTGTCCGCATCGACAAGGACAAGGACAAATCCGTCAAGGACGTGATCAAGTCACTTGAAAAGGACATTCAGAAGCGGGAGGAGAACCTTTCGTTGAGGAACCGCTTGGATAACTTTTATGCCTCGTGCATCATCGCACGAGCGCCTGCTCCTGAGCTGCCCAAGCCGCAGGAGATCAAGCTGACCAAGACGCGCACGAGCGTCGTGGAGAAGCTCAAGGATAAGATCGTCGCCCCTCGTGAGGACGAGGGCTACGTTTACGACAAGTCTAACCACGAACTCAGGCACCAGAAGATCGTGGTGCCACTGAGAAAGCTCTGATTTCCATGAAAACGAGGACGAAGATACTCATCGACGCCGCCAATGAGCTGGCGAAAATGGAGCCTGATGCGCACGATTGCCTATGCGCCATCATCAGGATGGTTGGGTATAAAAACCCCGATTTTCTTAAAAACCCCGAGCTTCTCCTAAGCCAGATCCACACTAGGGTCTGGTTCAGTGATGTTTTTAATCCGATTCACAAATCCGGCAAGGCATGGGAGTGTGGGCCGGTTATCGCATGGAAATATCTGCCGCTAGGTAAGTTGAGGACACGTAAGGCCTACGAGCACCGGATGGTGATGATTGCCATGGCCATCACCCTATCGGAGGCGGGGTTTAAGCCATGAGGCCGCAGGAAATCAGGGACATCCTTGAGATGGTGGCGGAATGGGAGATGCAGGAGGCGGACGCCCTGATGGGGCGGACGGCCTTGGCCGAGTCTCATTCCGTCTGCCAGGTTATCGTCAATAACCGGGTCAAGGATTGGAAAACGGGTGACGTGATTGCGTTGATTGACGCGATCAAGCGTGCTCCCGTCAACAGCTTACGGCTAGATCTGGTCGAGATGCTTGAGGGGTTGATCGCCCTTCGCGCCATCTCCGGAACCATCTAGCCCACCCTTTGCCATGAATCCAGGCCAGCCTCTCCGGTTGGTTGGATTCCTTCAGCCGATGAGGCCCCTAGCCATACGCGTAGGCAGGATTAGCCAAAAAAACGGCCTCCTGAGGCACCGACCTGCAGATAGCGGTGCGTAAGGAGCAGTGAGAAGCCGCCAACGCAATGGCGGATGGCAATTCAATTATCCGTTGGCCGCATGACGGCCAGGATACAGGCCCATCATTGGGCATATGGTTGAGGGTTCGCCATAAAGAACCCGGCCTCGGCGAGCGCCATACCGTCGTGTCGTGATCCGCAGCTATGGAGTAGCGGGGTCTTCCGATCTATCCACAAGATCGGACTCTTTTGCCATGAAAATACTCCACGTAACCGAATGTAGTGATCCCTATGAACCCAGCGCAACCGTAGCTACCTTCTCATCCATCGAGAAGGCCAAAGAAGCAGGGTTCATTGAGCTTTGGTTTTATGAGCGCAGGGTGGAGGTAGATGTTGAGGGCTGCGGAAAAATCGAAAAGGGGCTTTGGCGTGATGCCATTTCCGGATCTGAATACCTTGGCTATGGAGCCGACTACCCTCAGCCCGTATGCGAATGGGCGGAGATGGATTTGGCTTTCGAACAGTAACCTTGGGGACTAGATGCGACTTTGACGGCGAATATCGCTGCGCCTTCAGCGGTTCGGCGTGCGAGAAATGCTACGATAAGATGAAGACGGGTGGCCTACTTGCAACTCCCGAAGAAGTTGAGCGGTGGGTTCGAGATGGAATTCTGCCAGAGCGAATGCGCGAGGATTCTGGCAGCACCGAAACAAAAGAGGCCGCGAAAACCTAATGCTCTCAGCCAACACCCAGGGAATTGCGGTGATGCGCGAAGGATTACCGCTGGAGGCCCGCGAACCGTTTGATCGCTTTGTGAAGCGTGCCTTAGCTCACGATTTTTCTAAGCAGCCAATCATCCGCGAACAGCATTCAATGCAAGCAGCCGATTCCCATCGGCGCGATAGGCGGCTGCTTCTTTTACGCGCCTTTGTAGCCCGTAATGGCCAAGTCCGCATTCACGCCCGCATCTACCTGGGCGGCGAATACGGCGTGCTTTTGTCTTAACCCCGGCCTTCCTTTTGACTGTACGGGGCGATCGTTGGCGATGGCTATGTTGGTATGGGCTGACGATCAAAAGGCCGTAATGGCCAAAAGAAGGGCCTTCCTGACGATTTTAGGGCGCGATGGAGGAAAGGAGACTCACCCAAAACGGCCAATACATTTGGTCGCTTGGGAGATTGCCGGTTCAACCCCGGCTCGCGCCTCCTTTTTCTGGTGATGGAAATGGTATTCCCGTCATCGGAAATGATGAGAGTAAGGGGCAATGGCAAAGTCCCCGGTCCAACCCAAGGGGTTCGGTTGGGCCGGGGCACCAATTTCACCATGATTAACAACGGTAACGATGCCGCCAAGGCATTCCTCAAGGTTTGCGCGATCAAGAAGCCCAAGGCTGGTCAGACGACTGGCTACGTCCTCGCCCTTGGGGCTGAGGCCAAGATCATCACGGACGCGGAGATGCGGGAGTGCTCGCTCTACATGCGCCCCCATACCGATGCCTGCCAGCAGGAGTACATCTGCAAGCAGCTGGTGGGGCGGGCCAAGTACCCGGAGCCCAAGGGCTTGGTGCCCCAGCTCCCTGCGCCTCCCGACCATCACTTCCTCTACAACGCCTGGATGTGCGGCCATCAAGGTAACTCCCTGATTACCAACAAGGGAAGCTACCTGATCTCACCCGGTCAGACCATTTCCAAGTGGCGGCTCTACTCCGACATCACGTCGCCCACCGCCACCGCCTGCCCCGATCACAACGGGGTTCCCTTGATGGGGGAGATCTGGCACTTGGAGCAGGATGATGCCGCCACCATCGAGAACTCCTCGGTTGGTAGGATCAAGTACGCCTCCGAGGTCAAGTGCATCGGCACCCTCGACGCGACCTTCCGCTGCTACATCTTCGGCCATAAGTCCGTGACGGACTGCAAGGCGATCCTTTCGCCCTTCATCATCTCATCTGGGTTCTACGATGATCGTGCCAGTGCGCTGGCCGAGGTCATCGATCACTACCAGGTTTAATCACTTTGCCCTTGGTGCCTTGCGGACAAGGCTTAGGCACGTAACTTGTGGTCATGGAACCGCCCTGAGATGCCTCCGGGTTGACCTACGTTGCGGTTTCGTTGGTTTGCGGGCTGGGTACGCAGACCTTCAGCATGCCAATCGTGGTGGGAAGCGCGTGGCATAGGCACCAAGGGCATTATCTTTCCATGTCTCCGTAGCTCAACCGGACAGAGCAGCGGTTTCCTAAACCGCCCATCCCGGTTCAAGTCCGGGCGGAGATACCAATTTGTCCGTTAACCATCAACCTCATCATCATGAAATATCGCAAAGGGGAGAAGTCCAAGCGTCGCAGCAACCGCTCCAAGGCTAACAAGGAGCGTTCCATCAAGGCCCGGGAGAAGTGGCTGGCCAAGCGCCGAGCCAAGCGGGAGCTGATGGCTGGAGCCGTCAAGGTCATCCATAAGAAGGCCAAGCCCGGACCCAATATCATGCCGAAGCCGGGAGAAGAGGGCCACACCATCCGCCTCCATACGGTTGAGGCGGGCAAACCCTCCGTCTTCAACAACCTCGACATCGACTCCGTCAAGGAGCTGGTGGGCGAGCGTCATGTGGTTGAGGCGTGCCTGGTTACGTTTATCACCAAGGCGGGCAAGAAGTGGACTATGGGAACCCGTGAGTTCTCCTTCGTTATTCCTGCCGCCCTCAAGGCGTCATGATCGCCATCATGTTAATCCTTATCGCCATCATTGCCGTCATCCTCACCGAAGATGGAGGCGATGGGGGTAACCAACACCCATGAATGCACTGGCTTATCCCGCCAAGCTGATCCTGATTGGATTGGCTGCGGTCATCCTCATCTCCCTCTTCCTTTCCATCGAGATCTTCTCATGGTGGTTGGTGGGTAATGCCACCCTCTACTGGTTGGGATACGGACTGCCTGATGTCGAGTCCGCCATCCTTATCGGCATGCCGATCCAAGCGTTCCTTGGCATCATCTTCTTCATCGTTGTCATCGCCAACGCCAAATCATTCTGGGGGGGCGATCACTAATAGCCATGAACGAACATCAAGTTAAGGAAATCCTAAAGGCTTGGGAGGATTCGGTTCCAGAAACCGACCGGAGATCCATCGGCAAGATCGTCAAGGGAAACAAAGATCGCTTCCTCCGGATCAGGAGCATCATTCGCTCTGGCAAGATTGCCCGATTTGCCTTTGACCATGGCGGGTACAAGGACGTCAAGAGCTTCAAGCTGAGCAAGCATGGAGACATGGTCGCATTCCGCAAGAAGGGCTGCCTCAGCGACTACGTCTGCTGGGACTCCCCCAAGTACACGATCTTCTCGGTTAATGAATGAACTCCAACTCCATGACAAGCTGCCCGACGCATGGATCGGCTATGCCGTTGACCGTGAACGGGGCGGCTTCTTCGTAAGAATTTGCACGCTATGTCCAGATCACACAAGGGCCATAAGAGACGCAAATGTTTCCGGCCTAAGATGGCGGGTGGGTTGCTGCCCCACCCACGCATCCATTCGCAACGAGCAGCAGGTATCAAGATGAAGAACATGACCATGCTATCGTTCGGAGGTGACCCCGAGGTCCACCTCTTTGACAAGAAACTGGGTCGCATTGTCAGCGCCATTCCGGTGCTTAAGTGCGACAAGCACAACCCCGTCGATTTGGGCGAGGGCTACAAGTGCTACGCCGACAACGTGCTTGTTGAGTTCACGATCCCCGTGAGCTACAGCCCGTTCTCGTTCATGAACAATGTCCTGAGGGGTGTTGAGCTGATCCGCAAGCACTTGGAAAAGATCGAGCCCGATCGGTACGATCTGCGCTGCGTTGCTGCGTACGAGTACGCCAATGAGGATCTTCATGACGAGAAGGGCAACAAGCTTGAGCAGGCCTGGAAGATCGGATGCGATCCGACCTTTGATGCCTACGCCCGGGCCATGAATCCCATCCGGGAGTTCGACAGCAACCTGCGCACGGGCTCGTTCCACGTCCATGTGGGGCATCCCGACCTGATTGCCATCGAGGCCAAGGAGCGGATGATCCACCTCATGGATGCCTTTGTCGGCTGTCCGTTTGTGCTGGCCGACAACGACCCCAGCACCCTCAAGCGCCGCCAGTATTATGGTCGGGCGGGTGAGTTCCGGGTGACCGACTACGGTGTCGAGTACCGGGTGCTCAGCAACTTCTGCATGCGCAAGGCTTCCCATATCGAATCGATCGGAAAGCTGACCAATGCCGCCTTCAGCGTTCTCAAATTCCATGGCAACGAATCCATCCTCAAGGGCCTCAGCAATGAAATCCAAAAAGCCATCAACACGGGCGACCGCAGCAGTGCGGAAAAGGTCATCAAAGAAGTCGGCGTCCCCATCAGCTTCGTCAACGACATCCTCGCCGGATGAGGCGGCTGAGGTTGCTAAGGTTGCTGCGCCTGCAGCGCCACCCAAGCCAGCGCCGGTCACCCTGCTGCCCTCGGTCCAGTTGCGCAAGACCCTTAGCGAGGGTCGGATCAAGGGCATTGGCTTTGGCTTTGCCCGCAAGATCAGCCCATCCGAGTTCCAGCTGACCATGCCGATCTCGGCCTGCAAGGACTACCTCAATGACGTCGTATGCTCCGAGCATACCGGTCGTGAGTTGGTCAACTACGGGCTGAATACGGTCAAGCTTGGCATCTTCACGGGTGGCAGGGCCTACCTTGGCATGCAGTGCCTCAGGCATCGTGACGCTGAGGGCAAGGCCGACCCGCTCATCGATGACTTGGCGGTGCGGCTTGCATCCGGGCTGACCAAGATTGAGGTGGGCATCCGGCTATTGGAGGAGGCGCTCAAGATCGATGGTCGCACCTCCTTCCTCACCTCAACCGAAGGCAGGTACGTTGCCGACATTCCCGACTTCTGGGTGCGGTATCCCTACCTGATTTCACTGTGGGGGCTGGTTGTGCGGAACTTGGTTTTCTGGAATGGGGACCCCAAAAGCCTCATGGGATTCACGTTCTTTGCCAGCGAAGATACCTATTACACCAAAGCCGCCAAGGACAAGGTTGCCTTGTTGGTTAAGCTCAGGAACGAGGGCAAAGACGTTCCCCATGTCGCCATGGAAGCGCCCTTCGCCCCTCACTGGCAGGGCATCATCTCCCAACCACTCTAATCGTCATGATCTCACATCAACGCAGGCTGGTGCATAATCCCAGCGGCCATATCGCCACGGCATATGGTGTTCCATCAACGGGATGGTTCATTCCGTTCATGCTCAACAAAGCAGCCTACCCCATCCTTGTCTCCAATTCCCCGCATTCGTGCCGGGAAACGTACGGTGGGCTGTTCGCCCAGCCTGACATCAGCAAGATCGATCCCCGCTTTGTCGGTCTTCTTGCCCCCAAGAACACCAGCAATCTCGCTGAAAGGGTTGCCTGCATGCTGGATTGGGTGTCGTCCCAGCTGGGCGAGCGAACCCGGTGCATTGTCTCAAGGATCTCAACCGTGGCAACGACAGATCCCAAGGCAGTGAAATCACAAGTAGATCAGAACCATGCCGTCTGCATCTACACCCCTCCTTGGTGGAGGCATAACGGCCTACGCCATGGCATGCTAACCCTTTTCGTCAGGGGTAGCCTTTTCCTGCCCGCCAGTGGCGTTTCTCTTGGGGTGGAGGGTGAGTCATGCCTTGCTGCCCTGAGGGCCTACACGTTGGCAGGAACGGCCTTGCCGGGGATTCTGGAGTTCCTCAAGGGCTCCACCGTCCCGGTCAAGCCCATCTCCCATTCCACCGTGGTCAATACCCTAAAAGGCCTTCAGGACCCAGGCTTCATCAAGTCGGTCATCCGACCACCCAAAACCGCCCTAGAGAAAGCGGCAGCCAAAGTGAGGAGTTCATAACATGACCAGAAAGATCTACGTCGCGGGCAGCATGGACAGCGTGGCCAACTGGATGGAGGGGGAGGTTGTCCGAAAGCTAAACGAGGCTGACGTCGTGGTGTTCCCGGGAGGGGCCGACGTCGATCCCAAGCTCTACGACCGAACCTCCAACCCCAACACCAACTCCAGCCCGACCCGAGACACCTTTGAATTGGGCATCTTCAATGAGGCCATCCAGCTGAAGAAGCACATCGTCGGTATCTGCAGGGGAGCCCAGCTCTGCTGCGTCAAGGCGGGTGGAATCTTGGTCCAGCATCAGGCCAACTACAGCCCCTCCCACAAGATCAATACCATCGACAAGACGAGCATCATCACGACCTCCGACCACCACCAAGCCCAATACCCCTGGCTTCTCCCCAAGGACAAGTTCAGGGTGCTGGCCTGGACCCAAGACTACTCACCCTTCCATGAGGACGGTGATGGCAGCGAGATGGTTGTGGGGGTTAAGGAGGTTCCAGACGGCAAGGAAGTCGAGGTCTGCTACTACCCCGAGATCAAGGCGCTGGCCATCCAAGCCCACCCCGAATGGGAGTACTTCAAGCGGAACTCCGACGCCGCTGCCGGTGCCTCGATTGAGTGGTATCGCAGCAAGCTCAACCGCCTGATCTACAACACGATCTAACCGGAGTGATCAGCATGAGACAGCTAGTTATTACCCTGCCAACTAATTGGTCCAGGACGCTTTGTGGGGTTGCGCCAGCAGGATACGTATATGAGTTCGTCTCCGACACGCTTGCTACCGCCTGGTCATCCAACCGATACTACTCAATCGATGGGATTTTCATTGGGACTACGCCACCACACCTGACCAACATCCCGGTCATCGACGCCATTCAAGACTTTAAGGTCGGCTGTAACCACATCGTCGCCTACAAGTTAGTTAAGACGGGATCAGCGGCCCAAGCCAAGCAAACTTCCATTTCCAAGATAGCATCCATCCCATGCCCACTACCATAAAAGAACTCAGGAAGAAGCTAAGGCAGCGAGAAGCCGAACTCGTTCGGGTCAAGTTCGAGGCCCGGGAGATGAGATCCATCCTGCTTCGCATCCACTCGGCCAGAATCGGCATGAGTGAGTCTGGTGTCATCCAGGGACTTAATGACATCGACTCATTCTTCAGGGAGCCCCATGTCAACTGATCGTCTCTTGGCTGAGGTTAATAGGGTTGGCAGGAAAGGGTCTGCGGCAATCCTTGGATGCAGCGAAGAGTACGTGGAGTCCTGGTTTCCGAGGATAAACTTCCGGAGCGGCAGGATTGAGTCCGGGCTTGAGCCTTCAGCCGGATTCACGGCTGCAGCATTGGCGGAATTAAGCCGCCACTAACATCTTCCATCCACGGTGCCCGATACGTGGATGGTCTTCAACATCGGGTGCGTTAACGCAATAAGAGAAAGACAGATATGAACAAGTACTACCTCCAGAATGGCTCCGGCCTTTACTTCGTTGCTGGTCGCGGTTTCTCCGCTTCCAACAAGGGTGATGCGTCGCAGCTGACTGCCGCCGAGATCCATAGCCTCCGGGCCTTGGGCTTCTACGGCACGTCCGTCGATGCCACGCGGAACTTCACGGTGAACTACGTTCGCCCGCAGGACCGCACGACCTATGGTGGCCGCGCCGCCGTCTCCAGCAATGCGAACAATCCTTCGTCGAAGGTGTTCGCGTCGATTGGCGAGGCCGTCAACCACGCCAGCCGCAACCTTGAGTCCAACGGCCACGTTGGCTTCTGGGTGACCGAGACCTCCAAGGCCGTCACGCACTACGTGTCGGTTAAGGAGGACCCGCGCGGTCTGACCTGCCCGATCGAGAACAAGTAATCGTCGGTGGCAGTAATAGCCCCGGGGCTTCGGCCCCGGGGCTCATCCCTTTCAATCATCAACCAAGTCCAATATCATGGCGTCAATCAAGAAGGAAGAGGAGGAGTCGAGGAGCTTTTATTCCATCGACGGGTTCCTTCCGCTCGCCGGTAGCGTGCCAAGCATTCCCGGTGACATGCTGGCCAACATCAAGGGTGGATGCACACCCGACACCGTCAAAGCCGATGATTCCTACGTTGGTAAGTCGATCTCCAAGATCACGGGCGATCGCAATTACCGATTCTACCGCAGGACTGAACTCATCAAACCCGGGCAAATCTGCCCCACCTACATGTCATCCATGATTAAACTTGATGGACGCAAGACTGGGCGTCCGCGTCCGACCGCATGCAGCGAGAACGCCAGTGCGCTGCCCGATAATGTCGATCCCAAGACGACCGTCTCCATCTACCGCTTTACCTATCCTGATTCCGTCAGGGCTGATTGGCAGGGGTATGCCGGTTTCGGCTGGCTCCATGTCAGCGAGAGGATGTACTTCACCAACGATTTCTTCTTCTGCCAGATCGACGGAACCTTGGCCAGTCGCTCGTTTGGAGTCATAGCCTACACCGGAGCCATGATCAACAACCGCCATATTAAACTTGGCGAGTGGTTCGTCTGCGATTACGACGGCAAGGCCTATCCCAAGAGCAGGCTTGTGGTTGTCAAGGGTCTTGAGGGCGATGTCAACATGAGCGATGCCTGCGCCACTGAGCGCTCGTTCATCTGCGACTACGACAAGGCACGCTGGGAGCGCTCTTGCAGGGTGCATATCTCGTCCTCATCCAAGTACAAGGTTGTCTCGCGCAAGTATGTCAGTGGCGAGGGGGATCCCTTCATTCTTTGCCCAGAGTGCTCCAAGGCATTTGAGACCTCGGCCAATGCGGTCCTGCCAAGGGATGACATGGGCGTTGTCGCCTGCACTGGCTGTTACGAGACATTCATGGCAAGGGATGTCATCAAGGCCCATAACTTCACGGGCTATCCCAAGCCCATCTTCCACGCCATCCGCCAGCCCCTCATCACAGAAGAGGCCGCAGCCAAGGCCGAGGAGTTCATGAGCAACATGGGCCATCCCATGGCCGCTGAAGGCTACCTAAGGTCCCTCAAGAAGTCCCGGTATCTTTACGGCATTGAGTGCGAAACCGAGTTCACGGGTCGTGAGGATGGCCTCAGGGCCAAGCTGGCCCTTCAGGCCTGGAAGGCCTTGGGTCAGGACTTCTGCATCATCAAGCATGATGGCAGCCTTTCGGGCAAGCGTGATCCAGAGCCGGGTGAGAAGGTGCGTCGTGGTGGCGACTTTGGCTTTGAGATCGTCTCCGCTCCATGTGACATCGAGACTCACCGTGAGCGCTGGCGCAGGCTCGAATCCATGCCCGATTACAAGCAGCTCAGGGCATGGGATGTGGGCACCTGCGGCCTGCATATCCACGTCAGCCGAGCCCCGATGACGTCCCTCCAGATCTGCCGGTTGTCCTACATGATCAACCATCCCAAGCTCAAGGGCTTCATTGAGATGGTGGCGGGTCGGGCGGCTGCTAGGTACAACAAGTTCGTACCCAAGCGCCTGCCTGATGGCACCAAGCCCAACATCGACAAGGACAAGTACACCGCCATCAACCTCAAGCATTCGGCCTCCATTGAGTTCCGCATCTTCCGTGGCACCGTCAACTGGCGTCATATCATCCGCAACCTTGAGTTTGTTGCCGCCTGCGTGGCTTACTGCCATCCTGCCGACCGATCCCTCAAGGATCTTGAGTCCCATGAGAAGTTCGTGACCTTCATCTCCGAGCATCGCAAGGAATGGCCCGAGCTGAATCGCTGGCTTGATCTGCAGGAGGAGTTCAAGCGCATGATCAAGCCTGCCAACAAGGGTGCCTTTGGCCCCAAGGACAACCGCACCAAGGCTGGCGAGAAGCCCATTGTCCTTGAGGAGGTCCACGATCCCGACCGAGTTCCCGCCAAGCCCAAGCCTAAACCCGCCAAGCTTGAGCCTGCAACCCTGGCTCCGTCGGGATTCGATTTCGAGGAACTCATCGACGACAACGCTTAAACCACAACCCAACCATATCCAGATCATGTGCATCATCATATCGAAGCCCGCTGAAAAGAAACTGCCCAAGTCCATCTACGAGGAGTGCTTCCGCTCCAACAAGGATGGGGCGGGCATCGCCTACATCGAAGATGGCAACATCGTGCTCAAGAAGGGCTTCTTCAACTTTGAGGAGTTCTACAAGGCCATCGCCGAGAAGGAGGATCATGGCATGCTGATCCACTGCCGCATCGCCACCCATGGTGTGGTCGGCAAGGATAACTGCCACCCGTTTACCTTCACCTCGTCGGACAAGAAGTACCAGTGGGTCATGGCCCATAACGGCACACTTGACTGGCGCTCCACCAAGGAGATGTCGGACACCGCCTGCTTTGCCGAGGATCTGCTCTGGCCCATGGTTGACCATGTTCCGGATGTCTTCGACAAGCCGTTCGGTGACGAGATCATGGACAAGATGCTCGGAGCCAGAAACAAGATGGTCGTGGTGCGCTACGAGCTGGCTAAGAATGAGTACACCACCTACATCTTCAATGAGACCGCAGGCAACCGCCATAATGGCTGCTGGTTCTCCAACATGAGTTGGAAGCCCTACCGCGCCTCCACCACTGGTTACGGCTATGGCTACGGCAGCAATGTCCAATATGGGATGGGCGGGGCCTACGACGATGGCGACTTCTACGGTCACAAGGACGAGGACAACAGCATCTCCGTTTATGGCTGGCGGAAGAACAAGCACGGCATCTGGATCAACGACAAGGACAAGAAGGCCCAGTTCGATGGCCAGTTCCACGACATCAGCAAGGTAACCAATATCGACAATGCCGACGAGCTGGACATCCTCAAGGCCAATGGGGATGATGCCAATGACTCGCCCTCCAACGAGCCCAAGGACAAGAGCAGCAAGCCCAAGCTTGAGCCCATGTCCAGCGATCGCAAGAGCCTCATCCGTCGGGGTTTCATCCATGTTCGCACGACTGGCCAGCTATCACGGGATCTCAAGTCCGAGGACAGAGTTGCAATCATGCGGAAGGATTTCCGGGAGCACTTTCCTGAGAAGTTTGCCAACGCCTCTGGGATTGAGGCGTGCGATACCATCATCCTTGGGATGAGCGAAGACACCTTCACCTCATCCTGCCTGCGTATTGCCGACAATCGCAAGGCTGCCAAGCGCGAGGAGGAGCGTGCAGCCTCAGCCACCTGATGAGCGGACGGGATGGTGGGTCACAACATGTCACAAATCAAGACGGACGGCGGTACTGTTGTTAGGTTCAGCGCCATAGAGGCCAACACGTACTACCACAGGCACCTTCTCAGCCTGAAATCATGGGGCGAACTCAAGGACGATCAAGCAGTCACGCTTGGGGACATCATCACGCGGATCAGGGTAGACACCGTCCTGTGGGCTGAGTGGATTTGCTTCAGGCAAAGGTACGGGGATGCATTCATGAAGCCCGATGATCCACTGGCACTGAGCAAGGCAGACACCCGCCAAGCAATGGCATTCAGGGTTCCGAGTCCGAACTACGTGTGCACTGGCAAGGATATACGAGAGATGTCCGGGGTTGGAAAGCGGGTGAAGCTGTTCAGATACACTCCGATCATGTGCACCTTCAATCAGTTCAATTCGTGGCTGATTGGGATCATGATCGACCCAAAGCTGATGCGCAAGCCGACGCTGTCCATGCTGAAGTCAAAGCTCAACCCCGCGTTTGTCGATCTCTCGTCAATACCGGACCCAAGTCCCGAATTCACTGTAAGTCCGATTGCTTCGCTACCCGTTCCACTTCCATGATCCCAATCGTCCTCATCGACCCAAAGTCCATCATTAGGCACGGGGATTTAGTCTTCAGTGCAGACCTCACGGCTGAACAGCTGCTTTTGGCCATAAGGCCAGGTTCCATCCTGATGCATGATCAAACGAACGTACTGCACGGATTTGGAAACAAATTCATCTGCGTGGCATTGGGGTGGAGCAAATCTAGACTAGAGTCCATCGACCATGGCCCAGCCGCCATCATCAGGTATGGTTCGTTTATTAGGAACGATGGAACCGCTGAACCTGAAGCCTTCAAGAGCCTTGGATTACTGATTCGGGTGATTACTGATGGAAATCCATCGAACCTGAAGGTACCAGTTGTTGAAGTGATGAAGAACTACATCGAACGACCCATTCAACGAGATCAAGTTGCTGGGACTCTCTCCATCAATGAGATTGAGTCCATTATCTCAAAAAGTATTTGCAGGAGAGTTAAGGATTTGCCGAACTACTACCATGCGCACACATCCCAATACGCGGTAATGAGCGCGGCGATCTCCCCAATAGCCTCCCTGCCATCCCCACTGCCATGAGCACCGTCCATAACATTTTGGTAACCAGAGAGCCCAATTTCATGATTCGTTCCGGTGATGTCATCGTCCCGGAGGGCATGATAGTACTTCATCTAATGTTGTTTTGCGATCTTAATCCCAGTGGGCGATGGCACTCAGACAACCGATGCGGTAAACCAATTCCATTTATCGTCAACAACTGGACCGAGAAATCGCTTGGATGGGTCGAGGAGCGGCTGCTCCTCAGCTGCGTCCTTATCAGAGGGGTTGCGATGAAAGACCCAATGTCTTTGGTTTCAGATCGATTCATCGTTAATTGCGGGCTATTCAAGAAGCTGCCAGGGGACCTTGACCCCAATAAGTCAATGAGCGCGTATTGGGCGAGTTTTTCGATTTGTGGTGACGATAGGCCCTCCAGATCCATCTCCTCCACTGCCTCCATTCCCGCTCCACTACCATGAGCCTGCAAGACGTTGAGATTGTTCACCCTACCAAACTGGTTACAAGCGGAGATCTGATCATCGACAGATTCCTCAAGGCCTCCAATTTCAGGAGAATTGTCCAGTTGGCAGGAAAATCGACCTCCAGGCTGGCATCGTTCCATCTCAACATCGATCCCCAGTACTTCATGGATGTGATCAGGTTCAATGCCGACGATTACGGGCTGACGGCTTCGACCGTGTCCCACCACAAGAGCCAATACGGCAGGCCCTACTGCAGCACCATTACCCCGATAGCCATTGGTGGCATTGGCATGGATGGCTGGATTCAGTGGGGTGTACTTGAGCAGCTGTGCGATCTGCTCGATCTGTATCGCATGTACCCAGATGCGCTTGCGCTGGATGTCATTGCCAACCCGAAGAAACATCCGAGGGTCCGCATCTCAGAGATTGCCTCCATCCCCGTACCACTTCCATGAAATCAACCACCAAATACCCGGATGCAAACGATCCGGGACCTTCCGACATTCAGCTTGCCTCTATGAGGCAGCTTGATGTTGGCACCAAAATCCGTCGCGGAGATTGGATTGATGACATTTCAGAGTGGGCGGATGGATCAGACACCCATGCCAGAGTGGGTCGTGAGTTCCTGGTTGTCTGGCGGAAAAAGCAATGAGTTCACACGATCAAGGGATTAGCAAGGAGCAGCTTATGAAACTTGTGAAGGCTGGAATGGTCAAGCTGGCTGCCAAACAGACTGAGTTGACGCTGGATGATAACACCCCAACCGATGAGGAGATCCTTCGGTGGCTCTTTGAGAAGTCAGAGTGGAAGGAGATCATGCCCGAGATCGACGATGGCGAGGACATTGAGCAGATCATTCAAGAAACCAAGGACTGGTATGGGAATTTGCTCACTCGTGAGTTTCTGGGCTTGACCGACTCCGATAACCCGTCCTGAATCTTGTCCTTTCTAAATTATGGACAAAGAAACTGCTGATCTGAACCGAAAGCGGGTTGTTGGCGAGGGTGCGGCGGATGGCATCTATGCTGCCGCCATCCTCCTGTGCTCCCATGAGAAGATCGACACCACCCCATCCAAGACCTTCACCAACCCCATTGACAGTCTGGTGGATCAGCTGACGTGGGAGTATGGGAAGGCTCATCCAGGAACCCTTCAGATCCCGATCAAGGAGAAGGTTGACGCCATCTGCAATGAGCATATTCCCGCCATTGACCTCCTGATTGCCTCCAATGACCATGTTGAGGCCAAGAAGCTGGTTCGCTGGCTGGTGTGCGGTCAGGTCCTTGACCTCCTCCATCCCGAGAAGGACAAGATCAGGGCCTTCATCGATGGCCTACGTCAGGAGGCCGCTTGAGCTTGGTCTGTTTCATTTTCCGTCCTTGCGTTGCAATGCTGCGCATTAACTTGGCAGATGCGATGCAGCCTCAGGGGTGATGGGCTGGACGGCGGACGCCAACGATGGAAGCTCCATCGCTCCGTCGTCCCATGTGGTAGCGTGTTGACCGAGCGCGATTTAATCACCCTATCGGTCCCTATTTTTCCATGATAACCATCAGTCAAATCCTGACCCTCCCCGATCAATGCCCGGTGGATGCGGTCCAAATGAAGATCACGGGGGTATTCCCCCGCAAGACCAACATCGGCCAGTACAAGACCTCGGTGCAAAATGCAGAGGGTCAAGACATTGCAGGCAACAAGGTTCGTCTGTGCGTCTGGGGCCATGCCGACATCGAGCCCTACAAGGGCAAGGACATCGTGCTTTCCTCCGGCCCCAAGGGTGGGGTTAAGGTCAAGCATGGCAAGTACACCAACAAGAACGGTGAGGAGGTAAAGACGGTTGAGCTGGAGGTCTCCAAGTCTGGGCAGTTCCAGTACGTGGAGGTCCATAAGGCGCAATCTGAGGCCTCTGGCGGGGTTTCGGCTCCGACCCCTGGTCCTACCCCTCAGAAGGCCCCAGAGGCCCGTAATGGCCAAATTAACCCCATCCACGGGGCAACGGTGGGCATGGCCATCAACCAAGCCTGCTCCTACGTGATTGCCAGTGGGGGGGGCCTTGACCCCAAGGCCATCCATATGATCGCTTCGGACATTGTCCGGGTGGCTTTGGTGATGGAGAAGGGGGATCTTTACGAGCGTGAGAAGCCCGCCAACAAGACCACCACCATTCTGAAGGACTCGACGGTTCTGCCCGAGGCCCTGCAGGATCAGCTGGGTGAGCAGGAAGAGCCGTTCTAATGCCCAACCCCCACGTCTTTGAGGTGGTCAAGGGGAAGGATCTAATCCCCGTCCACCGGGTTCGCAGGCCATACAACAAGGGCAAGAACCTCGACATTCTCCTGAAGATGGAGCCGGGGGATTCCATCTGGGAAGTTCCTTACCGCAAGGTCAGGTCTCTGCGTTTCTCCGCCTTACGCAGGGGCATGAAGATAAAAGCAAGGCGGATTCCAACCAGTGAAAGGTACGCGGTCTTCCGCGTTTCATAATGAGTAACTACACCGTGGTTAGTTCCGTCAAGATGCCCGAGTATCGGAACGCGGGTCGTCCTAACAAGTATCCGTTCAAGGAGATGGAGAAGGGTCAGTCCTTCGTCGTTTCCCTGAAGGAGTACTTCTCGGCCCGTTCCGCCGCCTACACGTTCGGATTCCGTCATAGGAAGAAGTTTTCCGCAAGGAAAATTGGAGACCATGCCAGGATCTGGCGGACTGCCTAACACCCCAAGACCCGGGTGCCTGAGGCCCGGGTCTTTTCTTTTTCAACCAAGAGGGCGAATGTCCTCACCATTCCATTCATGAGCGATAAACTGATCAAGTTCGAGAAGTCAGCCCATTGGTACTCCAAGTCGGGCGAGCCAAAGCACGAGGCGGATCTAAGGGAGGCCAGGAAGCATATCCTGTTCCCCTCCATCACCTCCATGGAGAAGGACGTGTTTCCCAATCCCGGCCTTGAGCGCTACAAGATGAATGCCTTGATCAGGGCCGTGCTGGACAATCCCAAGCAGGCTCACGAGGACGATGAGCACTATGCCAACCGGGTCTATGACATCTCACGACAAAAGGCGGTGGATGCGGCGGATTTCGGCAAGCGCCTCCATAAGGCCTTCCAAGAATACCCCAAGGAGCCTGAAGTCGCCATGCTGCCTTGGTTCGACCAGTTCCGCAACTGGATCGAAAGCAACAGAGTGGAGCTGCTCAGCCGTGAGAAAGTGGTGGTGAGTGAGGAGCTTGGTCTGGCTGGATGCTATGACCTGTTCTGCACCATCAATGGGACTCCGGCCATGGTGGACTTCAAGACGCAGGACGTGAAGGTGGGCAAGACCGGCAAGAAGAAGCCCGAGTTCTACGACTCATGGCTAAGGCAGCTGGCATTCTATTGGTACGCCAACGCCTCCGGCAAGATCGCGACCAAGCCTTCCAATCCCAACTGCCTGAGCATTGTCATCGACTCAAATCACGGAGGTCTGCTTTATTTCAAGCAGTGGGATCCAAGGGAGGTGGAGGAGGCATTCGAGCAGGTGGTTGCCGGAGTGTTTATTTGGTGCTCCCGCAGGAACTTCTGGCCGACTGGTCGTCGCTCCTATACACTTATGCGGGTGAAATCTTCCGGAAGCCCAGTTCCCGACTGGGCCTTGGAGGTGCCATTAGCACCAGCTGAGATGGATGAAGTAATGACACTTGTTCCTCCCCCTCCTGTCCCATTGGCTACAGCAGGCGCTGGCGATCCTGCTGGAGGCAATCAGCCTCAACCGGCTACCCCAAGCCCAAGTCAAATGGCTGCGATCCAAGCCGCCATCGCCCAAGCCCAAGCCCAAACCAATCAGGATAACTTCTAATGAGCACAAAAACAGCATCGGACGGGGTCATTAAGTTGACCCACAATGGCAAGACCATGACCATCAGCGAGTGGTCGAATGAGGTAGGCATCTCGTGCCGAACCCTGGCCTCCCGGATCGGGAATGGCTGGGATCATTCACGGGCCCTGACGGAGCCTATCTCGACCAAGGTGGGTCGCGGGGCCAAGGCGGCGGGAGGGCTGACAAAGAACGATGCCGAACTATTTCTTGACGGACTGCCTGCCGAGGCATTTCCTAAGCGGTTGAAGCAACTGATCCAAGGCTTTGGGGGGTCGAAACGTGGCCGGATGGTCCGGTACATGTACCCAAAACTGTTCAATGCCTGGTTCGATCAGGACTTCCCGTCTGAGTTTCATGCAGCAAATCCAAATCCTAAAGGCGTTCAGCCAGTCTAATACCTATCAACGTTTCATTAAAGTTCCCGGTCTGCTCTCCCTTGCATTGGCGGTGGTCGTGTTTGCGCTGCTGCAGGAGGCTTACTGGATTTTGATCCCCTCGGGGGTCGGGAAGGTGGTTGGGGCGATCCCAGCCATCATCGCAAGTTTCCTCATAGCCGATTTTGTGGCCTTCTTGGCTAACCGCCATATGACACGGGAAAGACTATGGGAGTGGGGCAATGGCAAGTTTGGTTCTTGGCGGGAGATGAGTGAGTGGATCAACAACATGCCAGCAGCTGAACTCGACAGGCTGGTTGGCCTCAAGGACGACGAATGGCACCCTGATGACTTCAAGAATGAAGTGCGAGATGCGAATCAGTCCGGATGACAACTCCCTGACCCGTTTCTGGGTCGGATCGGAGTCGGAGAGCGGGGTCGAGTACTTGGTGGATCTTGCAGCCATCCCGGTTGGGATCAACCGCAGGGGCACTCCCGTCTACAACGGAGCCTGCATTGGTCGCAGGTCCGAGACGGAGTGGGATCACCATGGCTGCAAGCACTTCCAGTGCGTGCAGGGACCCGCTCTCCGCAACCCACTCAACAAAGGCAGGACATTCCGCTGCAAGCACATCCTCTGCGCCAGGAAGTTCATTGAGGAGGCGGCGGTTGACGGAATGATCCAGCAGCTCAAGGTCATGAATCCCAATCTGGATGAAGATGAACAGACGTAAGGGCCTCAAGCGCATTGGAATTCGCCGGGTCAGCAAGAAGCTGAGCGGCCAGAAAAAGACCTACATGGCCTTAAGGGAGAAGTACCTCGAGTACCATCCTTGGTGTGAGGTGGAGCTGAATGAGGCCGGTATTGCCCATTTGACGGGGGTGAACCTGATCCCGATGGCAACAGCACTCAGGATCCAGACTGCCACCGAGATCCATCACAAGATGGGCAGGGGCAAGTACCTCAATGACACCTCCACCTGGATGGCGGTCTGCCAAAGGTCACATCGTAGGATTCATGACGATCCAGCATGGGCCAAGGCTAAGGGATACTTGACTCCAAGGGTTGATTCCTCATTTTTGCGGAATGGCAGCACCACGCATTACCTCCGATAAGCTCAAGGAGATCCTCGCAAAACCAGGTTATGGAATCCCAAGCCGAATCAAGTCCAGTCTCCAATCCCCCATCCAGCGGTTCGGATCTCTGCGTGAAGCTGATCGTACCGGGGAGGTCCACGACGTGGAATCAGATCCTGACCATGGATCGCTGGACTCAAAAAAACTACAGGTTGGCTACTCAGGCAAAGTTCGCATCCGCGTTACCTTCTATCGTCGTCGTCTCGCCGACTATGGAGAAGAGTGCTCAAGAGCAGTTAGTGAAAAAGCTCTCATCGACTGCCTCGTCTATGCTGGACTTATCCAAGGCGATTCGGGCCGAGAAATTTGGCTCGAAGATGGCGGTCAGAAAAAAGTTGGGACTAACGAAGAGGAAAGAACCGAGCTTGAACTCTTCTACACCGGAGTAGACCTGGAAAACCCATGGGTGAAGGCTAAGCAGAATCTGGCGCGATGAAAAAGGAAGACAGTCCAGACATGATCGTGAGGGCGGCTAAGGTCCGCCACTTCATTGCCAAGCATGGTCCCTGCACCTTTGCCAAGATCTCGGCTCATTTCAGTACCATGCACTGCCCGATGGGGTGGCTGAAGCTGAGGGGGTACATTCGGTCGATCCCCAATCCCAAGAGCCAGCACCATCCACTGTACGAAGCGGTCCCAATGACCGAAAGATTTCTTGATGAAGACAACGATTCCATCCCGCAATCCAGCGGCGATGATTGCTGGGATTCCGAGGATTAGGATGCTTGTCCTTCCTCCCAAGCGCTGGGAGTCTTCAGATCACCCGAGATTCGATCCGATCAGGGTCAGGTCATGGTTCCACCGGCAGAATACCCGGAAGTACCATATCCCCACCCTGGCTGCAGCCTATACCTCGATGCTGACTGCAGGATGGTCCCAAAGCCATTCCTGTTCGTTTTACGGGGTTTCGGATCGTGAGCTGAGGGATTACACCAACTGGAGGGAGAAAAGGCCCGTAAACCGCCCAGAATTCGCCCAAATGGGCCTTGATGAGGCCTACCTGATCTACAATGAGCATCAGGGAAGGAGGGCTTGGCGGGATTGCATCCGGAATGGGGCCCAAGCTTGGGGAATCAATGGGCGCCACCTGATGGAGGCTTGGGAGGTCGATGCGACCTTCTACCCCTCCTACTACCTTTCATGGGCAAGTTCCTTCGGTTGGCGGTTGGTCTAGAGGATGGCAGGTACTACTCCAAGGGGCATATCCGCACCTACTGGATCGAGGCGATCCTGTGGTGGGGCATATTCCTTGGTTGGATAGCCTACCTGACCCTGATCTTTGCGCTTAGCGCTTCTTGGGCAGCGGCGGTGCAATCAGCTTCGACAGTTCACTTAAGGTTGGCGGCAGGTCATCCCCAGAAGCCGCACGCTTGGCCTCAAGCTGAGCATTCTTGACCTTGGCCTGATCACCCGCCCCGTACCAGTAATACATCTCACGCCCAACCACCGGAAGGTACATGATTGATCGAGACTTCTCCGGAAGCTCATTGATCCCGTATTGCAGCCCATCCAGCCCATACTGCGTTGCCACCTTGTAGTCGTGGTAGAGAGCGTTGGCTGGACCGGCAATCGGCATGAAGGTTGAGGCCAAAGCGTCCCCGAAGTGTCCCTCGCGGAAATTCTTGATTTGGAAGTAATTGATTCCAACCAGCTGGAGAATGCCTGAAAGCGCACCCTCCTCAAAGTTGATCTCCCTTCCAAAGATCACGTCACGGATCGCGCTCACTGCAGCACCAGTGGCGGCTGCAACCGTCATGTACTTGGCGATAAAGCCCAAACCCTCAGCGAAGGTTTCTGCGTGCTTCATCTTCTCGTAGCCCTCTTGGCGAAGAACGTCGAGCTGCTTGATCATGAAGCGCTTCAACCCATAAAAGTAGGCCAGCTCAGGCACCGAAGTCTCAAGTTGGGCGCGTTGGCCTGAGGCAATGGGTTGTGCATCAGCCAACTCATTGAAGAGCACCATCATGGTGTTGTCATCCAGCTTGCCCTTCTTGAAGTCTTCCGAAGTAAGGGATTTCCTGATCTCCTCCCACCTGCCGGGAAACCTTTCCGAGTACTTCTTTTGGAAGCGGGCAAAAGTGGCGGAAGTGGGGTTCTCCATCGCACTGATGAGGTTCAGGCGTGCAGCCCTGACCGTGGCGGTCTTGTTGAACAAGTCGGCCCAACCCGCAAACATACCAGTTAGTTGGTTGGCGGAGCGCTTGCCAAAGCCACCGATTCCACGATTTTCGGGCGCAACGGAGTATTGCTGCATTTCGGCAAAGGTCTCCTTGCCGATGGCCAAGTCCTTGAGGTGAACACCCTCCTGACCGCCCATCTTCTCAGAAAGCATTGAGGCATAAGCCTTGGCGGTATTGATTCCGCCCTGGCGAAGGATGGTGAATCCAATGTCGCCAAATTGGGCGATAGCCGCATCAGGATGACCAAGCATCATCACGTTCTGGGCCCGATTAAGCCAAGAGCCAAACTTAACCAACTCACCCGCCCTGCCTTGGACGTGATTCATCATGGACTTGACGTTCTTAATGATGAACTCCTTGTCCTCGTGATTGATCCTGCCAGCCGCAAGCTCCTCGGCAATGCCTTGGCCAATGGACCCAGTCTCACCATCCCAGTTGTTGGAATCCTCGGGGGAGTTGCGCCCAAGCGCCGTCCTCTTGGCCACGTCGTGAGCCACCTTCTGGATGCGGTTATCCATCGCCACATACCAAGGCTCATAGTACCTCAGCACCTCGTCAGAAGTAAGGCCATAGACCGACCTTTCCTTGATGAATCCGGGCTTTGGTGCGTTAAGCCCACCAATCTGGGCATTGGCCGAAGCAGCATTCCTCCTGATGAACTCAGAGGTGATGAAACCCTCCTCGGCATCGCTCAGCGGCCTGCGTTTGGACGCAGCCGCCTTCCTAAGGGTTTCGTCGAGAGTCAGCTGGTCCTTGGAACCAAGCGCCTTCCTGAGCCCCTTTAAATCCGCAACCTGGCGCGGCCATGCCTCGACACCCTCGGGAAGCTCTGCGAGATCACGTCCGGATGCAGTGATGGCATCCCTCATTGGACCATGGTAGGTCTCAACGGCCTTGTCGAATCCGGCAGTTAGCTTAGCCAGGTTGGGATTGGCCTCAAGGATGGAGCGGGCCTCTGCCAGCTCACCTCTCCACATCGCATAGTTGAAGTTTTTGTACTCATCCACGCTCATGGAGCCATTCCTGCGAGCGGAAAGGAACTCTTGAGTAAATGGATAGGTGCCGGTGGACCAGTGGGCAGAATGGCGGAAGATGTCCTCCTGATAGTTCCTGACGTCACCAAACACCCTTTGATTCCTTGAGGCAATGTTGCCCTCATTGGTTCCAATCGCCAATCTGGCCAAAGGCCCAAAGAGCGGGAGCTTGCTCAGGAATGGGGTGTACATCCTGTTGGGGGATGGGTCAGCAAGATCGATGGAGGGTGCGGTCTGCTGGAGCATGACATCGAGCTCA